TGCTTGAAGTAACTAACGAAAACATCCGCAACTTAGTAATACTTGCTAAGGAAGGCGAGATGGTGGATCCTATTGATTGGGGCGACTTAAAGATCACAGAAGAACAGGCATACGTGATGATGGCTGCCCACGTATTAGAAATGGAAAGAAACCACTTGACAGATGGCGCAATTATTGTTAAACTACTAGTAGAGAACTTTGTATTAAACCTCAAACTGATGGGAAAGAAATGATAGTATATGAAAAAACAGCACAGTTAACAAATACACGCAACGAACAAGAAGTTGAATGCGAAGTTGATAATATTAGAAAAACAGATAAAGGCGTGAACGAATCACTTGACGCATTTATTGCAAGCAACAAAATACATATGCGATGGAACGGTAAGGTTTATGTAGGTAATGCCCACGGAATGGAATTTACTACACCAGGACCAGTAGAGCGCAAAATTACAGGGAGATTTTAAAATGAAAACAAAGGTAGAAATAATGGATGGACCATATAGTAAAGCATTGGAAGAAGACACTAAAGGTGTTATCTATAGAGAAATTAAAACAGTTCGCGTAACTGATTCAGGTATGCTAACTGAATATATTGCAAGACGTGAATATACTAAAGACGGTGATTACAACGACACATCACTATCAAGACCATTAATTAAAGTAGGAGTATAATATGCCACTAGTACCAATGGTAGTTGAACAAACAGCCCGCGGCGAACGTTCATACGACATTTACAGCCGCTTAATGAATGACCGCATTATTATGCTTAACGGTCCAGTAGAAGACAATATGGCTAACTTAATTGTAGCACAGATGTTGTTCTTAGAGTCAGACAATCCTGACAAAGATATTAGCTTGTACATTAATAGTCCAGGTGGTGCAGTAACAGCAGGATTGGCTATTTACGATACTATGCAGTACATCAAATGCGATGTGCGTACAATTGTAATGGGTCAAGCGTGTTCAATGGGATCGTTCCTAGCACAAGCAGGCACAGCAGGCAAGCGTGTAGTGTTGCCAGAAGCACGTACAATGATTCACAGAGTAAGCTCAGGCACACGAGGCACTTCCGGTAGTGTACACGTACAAGAGCTACAGTTTGAAGATGCACAACGAGCGTTTGAAGAGTCTAAGAAGGTTAACAGACGCCTTACAGAACTTTATGTGCGTCACAACACGGCTGGTAAGACATATGATGAACTGTTTGAAACAATGAAGTTTGATACATTCCTTACTGCCGAAGAAGCAGTAGAACACGGACTTGCAGACAAAGTAGTGGAGAAGCGATAATGGCAGAACCAGTAGACGTAAGCAAGAAGCATTTTTACATCAGTCTTGTTAAAAGTGCAGTACGCATTGTAGCAGGTGGAGCATTTGTATATGCTGGTTATGCATTAGAAGTGCCATATGCACCAATTATATTAGGCGGCGTACTATTAATTCTAGCAGAAATTTTAGGCATCTTGGAGGAACTATAGATGGAAGTATTTAACTCACCAGACCCAATACCGGTCGAAGATACAGTTGCAGGACTTAAAGGCATTCCTACAAAGATAGATCTAAGGAACCAACTAGAACAAAATGTAATGGTAGTTGACTTTAATAAGATCAGCGGTGACAAGCGTGTTATGACTTGTACATTGCGTGAGGATATGAAGCCTCGTGCAACTAAAGTAGATCCGATGAGTACAAAGAAAATTCGCGAAATGTCTGATGCTATTGTAAGTGTCTGGGACGTTAAAGCTGAAGGCTGGCGCAGCTTCCGTTATGATCGTATCAACAGTGTAAACATTGTTGACGAATATATGATGGCTTGGTATACTGAAGTTAGAGATGGTCATAAAGTGGTTGACAAACCAGCAGAATGACATTATACTGTAAGTATGAATAAGGCAAGAAGAAAAGGCAATAATATGAATAAAGTAATACTTACAGATGCAGATGGTGTGCTACTAAACTGGGAATACGCATTTACGTGTTGGATGGAACAGCACGGACATACACAAGTAGAGAATGCAAACTTCCTTTACAATATTGGTCAACGATTTGGATTAGAATCTAATAATATGGGACATAGGTTAGTTAAGCAGTTTAACGAAAGTGCTGCAATTGGCTTCCTCCCAGCATTACGAGATGCAGTGTATTACGTCAAAAGATTGCACGAAGAACACGGATATACGTTCCGTTGTATTACATCTTTATCGTTAGATAAAAATGCATACAAACTTCGTAAAATGAATTTGGAGAAGCTGTTCGGTGAAACAGCATTTGAAGAATTAGTTTGTTTAGGTACTGGCGCTGACAAAGATGAAGCACTTGAACAGTATCGTGATTCAGGTTTGTACTGGATCGAAGATAAACTATCTAATGCAGTATGCGGACAAGACTTAGGTCTAAAAGCAATACTGATAGAACACGGCTTCAATATGAATGATGAATTACCAGAAGGAATGATTAAGGTCGTTAACTGGAAAGGCATTTATGATCACGTTGTAGCTAACGAAGCATAACGAAGTATAAGTAATACGTTAATAAGATTCCCTAGTAGCTCAGCGGTAGAGCAATTGACTGTTAATCAATTGGTCGGTGGTTCGATCCCATCCTAGGGAGCCAAGTGGAGAGTTGGCCGAGTGGCTTAAGGCAGCGGATTACTAATCCGCCGAACGTTTATGGCGTTCCGTGGGTTCGAATCCCACACTCTCTTCCAATTGCGGGTATAGCTTAATGGTAGAGCTACGGGTTTCCAACCCGTTGACCGGAGTTCGATTCTCCGTACCCGCTCCAACAACTAGTAACACTGAAAGGTTACAAAAATGAGTGCATATGTACAAGAAGCAATTCAACGATCAGGCGTTAACAGAACAGAACTAACAGCAGTGTGTGCTTACTTGATTAGAACAAAACAAGCAAGCGGACAACACGATGCACTCGAACAACTTGCATCTGGTAAAATTAACGGTGCTGAATTAATGGAACAAATTACACGCTGTTATCAAGTCGAACTTGAAGAAGAAGGTGTTCAAGGAGACTAAGTACAGTATGAAAGTTTGTACAGAATGTAACACAGAGTTAGGACACGGAGATTGGTGTCCTAACTGTAGAGTAAAAAGATAACGCCCCTTTAGCTCATTTGGTAGAGCAATGGTTTTGTAAACCATAGGTGGTTGGTTCGAATCCGACAAGGGGCTCCATTTTTAAGCGAGTATGGTGGAATTGGTAGACACGCTAGATTTAGGTTCTAGTGCCGCAAGGCGTGAAGGTTCAAGTCCTTTTACTCGTACCAAGTTTTAGGGGCCTTAGCTCAGTTGGGAGAGCGATTGCTTTGCAAGCAATAGGTCAACGGTTCGATCCCGTTAGGCTCCACCAAGTTAAAGGGTTTTGTTCCCCTTGTAAAACAAATGAACAAATGGTGCCCAGGAGACAAAAAAGAAAGTTAACTTAAAGATTAACAAAGATAAATAAGTATAGTATAGTAAGTTAAACAGCTTATATGAGGAGAATATAAAATGGTAGCACTAACAAGAGTAAATGGATCGGGGCTATCAGTTGCCGCAACAGTTTATGGACCAGGAGCAACTGCATTTAAAATTATAGTTAAAATTGCAAATGCTACAGTAGTTGATCTAAGGGCAGAAGATGATGCATTAGATGAAACAGTAGAGCAAATTATTAAGGAAATTAATCCGTTAATGTATATGACTACTAACGCTGATACAGGTATAATAACTGTAGTATGTGATGCAAATGCAACAGCAGCAGACTTACAACATAGAATTAGAACTATTGGTGGTAATTGGACCAGAAGTACTGGGGCCTACGCTGTATCATCAGTTGGACCAAACGAGATTGATACAAGTGGTACATTAGTTACTGCCGCGGCAACACTAACAGCAACATAATTAAATAGTTAACTTAGTAGTTGACAGACGATGAATACCACTGTATACTAAGTATATAAAGTAAACAAAAGAACAACAGGAATTACAATGCACAAGACGAGCTTACAATCATTTTATTGGTGCCCACCGAAAGGGAGGGGTTTGTCTTGATGTGACTTTTTAACAAAAGTAATATTATAGAAGCCCTTAGCATTTAGTTGTTAAGGGCTTTTTTTTTGAAAGTTTTAAAAGTGTGTGGTGTTAATGGTAACACGTTGGTCTCCAAAACCAAAGTTTAGAGTTCGAATCTCTACACGCTTGCCAATTTAAGCAGAGTAGGTTCCACGGTGGGACATCGGACTGTAAATCCGACGCTAACGCATAGTAGGTTCGACTCCTACACTCTGCACCAGTTAACTCGATGTAGCTCAGTCTGGTTAGAGCACTCCGTTTGGGGCGGAGGGGTCGTAGGTTCGAATCCTACTATCGAGACCAAGTTAGGAAGATTGCCAGAGTGGTCGATCGGAGCTCCCTGCTAAGGAGTTGAACCGCAAGGTTCCGTGGGTTCGAATCCCACATCTTCCTCCAATATTGTTAGTGTGGCAGAAAGGCTATGCAACGGACTGCAACTCCGTGTATGCTGGTTCGAATCCAGTCGCTAACTCCAATTACGGTTGACATACATACCATTAGGTTGTATAATAAATCATAGGCGGCTGTAACTCAGTTGGATAGAGTACCTGGCTACGAACCAGGAAGTCAGGAGTTCGAATCTCTTCAGCCGCGCCAATTTTTATAAATTAAAGGTTGACAATATCCTCATTAGAGGTTATACTATGTATAACAGTTAGGCAAAAGTTGCTTAACGTTTAATTAACGAAGGTAAAACTTCACATAAGGAAGATAGAATAAGATGGTAACAGGAAAAGTAAAATGGTTTGATGCAACTAAAGGTTTTGGATTCATCACACCGGACGATGGCAGTAAAGATATATTTGCACATCACACAGGTATTGCAGGTGACGGATATAAATCTTTGGCAGAAAACCAAGAAGTTACATTTGAAATTATTGAAGGCCCTAAAGGTCTACAAGCAACAAATATTTCATAGTATAACCTAATAGGTCCCTTCGTCTAGTGGTTAGGACACCGGGTTTTCATCTCGGCAACAGGAGTTCGACTCTCCTAGGGACTACCAAATTGCACTAACTAAGAGCTAAAGTATGAAATACATACCGCAGGAAGATAATCGCAAGTACGATGAAGAAGCAAGAAACTTAATTAGACCATTAGGCACTGAACGAAAATACGAACTGTATGATATCGTTCTTAAAAAGCAGAAGTGGTCTAACTCTCCTACACGGGATTTAGAACTTGCTGCTGTAGTTAAAGCAATTGAAAGTGCAAGTGGAGTAGACTCGTTTCGCCTAGATAAAATCAAGAACGGATATCGAAGCGAAATGGCTGCAACAGCTAGACCCAAAGACGGATTTACTAAGCCGGCTAAGAAGAAAGCATAATGAAATACTTTACCCGTAAGATGGTCACCCACAAGGACCTAAACTCTAATGCAACATTGTTTGGAGGCAGGGTACTTGATTGGATAGATGAAGAAGCATACATATACTGTACTTGTCAATTGGACAACGACCGTATTGTTACTGCTAGTATGAGTAACATTCAATTCGTTGCTACGGCTGTTAGAGGTGACATAGTTGAGATTGGTATGGACACAGTTGCTATGGGAAGAACAAGTATAACAATTAATTGCGAAGTGCGTAACAAAAAAACTAAACAGATTATTACCACAATTGACAAACTAGTATTTGTTAACTTAGGTGCCGATGGAAAGCCTTCGCCTCACAATAAGTCAATATCTAACAAACCAGTTGATTCTACACCGTACAATCATAACCGGGGAAGATAACAGCAATGCAATACCTTACAGAAGTTACAGTTTGGGACACTCCAGTCCAAAATCATACATACATTATTACTGACGGCGGACACTTGGCCGGCTACATTAAAGCAGGTACTACTGAAGAGATTATCTTTTCAAAGCCAATGAAGCAATGGTCTAAAAGCCGTCGAAAGTTTGTCAAATATAGTGGTTGACATTTAGTGCATAGATGCTATAATAGTTATATTAATTAGGCAAACACTAAGAGGCACACAATGTCAGACACATTCGTAATAAGTGATACTCACTTTAACCACGCAAATATTTTGGAGTTTAAAGACTACCTTGGTAAGCCGTGCCGCGAATTTGATTCCCCAGAACAAATGAACGAAGCAATGATGGACAACTGGGTTAGTGTTGTTGGACCAAAAGATACTGTTATCCACTGCGGTGACGTATTGTTTGGAATGGACAAAGCTGACTGGATGGCTGCTAACTTTGCGAAGTTACCAGGTAAGAAAAGACTTGTTGTTGGTAACCACGACAACTTGAAAATCCTTGCTCCATTTTTTAAAGATATGCAGTTGTGGATTGATATGGAAGGTCTTATCCTTACTCACACTCCGTTGCACGAAAGCACACTTGCTGAGTCGCATAGGTTTAAAGAGCCTAAGATAAACGTTCACGGACACCTTCACACTACTCCTTCACCAGAAGGACCGTACAGATGTGTTTGTGTTGAGCAGATCAACTACACACCAATTAGCATTGAGGACTTGAGGGCGTGATATGGCAAAGCAGTCAAGACGTCCTCAAGCGCCTAAACAGCGTAATTGGGTTGCAAAACAAGTTCGTGATTTGGACGGTCCTTACCGTCCTAAAGTAATCAATAACAAGGTCAAAAAGAAACCTAAATATAAAAAAATTAACTGGGATGAATAAGATGAAACTTGCAGACTTTAAATTAATGGAAACTACAATGCCTAAGGGCGTACAAGCCATTGTTGATTTTGGCAAGTATGAACTTAGCATTATACAGAACGAAATGTCATATGGTGGCAACCAAGGGTTGTATGAGATTTCTGTATTCAACGGTGGTGAACAAGTGGAACTGCCTGGTATTACTAACGATGGTGATACTGTAAAAGGGTACTTGACAATCGACGCTGTTGATGCTATAATAAATAAAATGTTTACAATAACAGGCACAGAGGGCAAACAGATATGAGAATGCAACCGCAAGAGATAATCAAACATTTAGAAGCTGACAATAGTAAGCTGGCTAAACAAGCAATTCTACTAGAAGCAATGCAAGAAGGACTAGATGAGTTCTTCGAAGGCGTCACAATGGCACTTGATCCAATGGTAACATTTGGTGTTAAGCAAGTACCTGAGCGGTCAGACGTACTTACAGGACAAGGACTTAGCTGGGGGAACTTTAAAGTACTAGCCGAGCAACTACGCAACCGTGAGCTTACAGGACACGCGGCTCGTGATGCTATTGAACTTGCAATGAGTGTTGCTACTACTGAACAATGGAATGGCTTTTACCGAAGAGTCTTAATCAAAGACTTGCGTTGCGGAATGAGCGAAAAGACTGTTAACAAAGTAGCTAAAGACTTCCCACAATATATTGTTCCTACATTTACGTGTTCGCTTGCACACGATTCGGCTAATCACGAAAAGAAGATGATTGGTAAGAAACAAATTGAAATCAAACTAGATGGCGTAAGAGTTATTACTATTATCCAAGGCGACAAAGTAGAAATGTTTAGTCGTAACGGCAAACAGTTTCATAACTTTAATCACATCATCGACGAACTTAAAGAAGTTATTAAAGATCATCCTGTACCTTATCCGCTTGTATTAGACGGAGAAGTTATGAGTGCTAATTTCCAAGACTTGATGAAACAAATACATCGTAAAGACACTGTACAAAACAGCGATGCAGTATTACATTTGTTTGATACTATTCCACTAGGTTGTTTCAAAACAGGTAGTTGGGACAAGCCACAGAGCTTTAGAAGCCTAATTACCAAGCATTGGGTAGAAGACCACAAAGCTACACTAAAGCACGTACAAGCACTTGATTGGGAAGAGGTCGACCTTGACTCCGAAGAAGGCCAAGAACGCTTCGTAGCGTTAAATAAAGCGGCTGTAGACGGCGGATATGAAGGTGTAATGATTAAAGACATTGATGCACCATACGAGTGCAAACGTACTCACGCTTGGCTTAAAGCAAAACCATTTATAGAAGTAACATTGGAGGTAGTAGATGTTGAAGAAGGTACTGGCCGGAATGAAGGCAGACTTGGAGCGATTGTCTGCAAAGGAACCGACGATGGTAAGGATATTGTCGTTAATGTCGGTAGTGGCTTCACTGATGTTCATAGGGACGACTATTGGAATAGCCGTGATGCTCTTGTTGGCAATCTTGTAGAAGTAAGAGCAGACGCTGTAACACAGAATCAAGATGGTACATACAGTTTGCGTTTTCCACGATTTAAAACTTTTCGAGGCTTTGAGCTAGGAGAAAAACTATAATGGAAATATTAACTAATTTAGGTGCAGTCGCTTTAATCGTTGCATTTTTCTTATTCAGTTATATAGGAATACATATAGTGTTTGAGAAAGATGCAAAGAAAAGCATTCCTTTAATTTGGGAGAAAGGCGGATTACTTCACAAGCTACTTAATCCTAGAGACTACGAAGTTTTTGATAAGTCTAAAATTAAATATAGAGATGGAGATAACACTTGAAAAAATTTATATACTTCCTTAAATGGAACTTCACTGATATGCAACCGTTTACAAAGCGATACATTGCATATTTTACAGCAGGTATAATTGCTGCATTTATATTCGGTGGACAATCTGGTGCATTTTTTATTGCACCGCTATTAATGTTTATTGACTTTACTGTAGATATGGTTAGTTCACGTTATAAAGAATTTACAAAAGAACAACAAGACCTTATTGACACTTTATCAGAAAGTAAAAAGTAATGAGTATGAACCACGATGCGAAACCTAAAGACGATGAACTAGAACGAATGAAGGCAGAGTTTCTTGCTAAAGGTGGTGAGATTACTAAAGGCAAAACAAAACCTATGCCTCCAGAACTCGGGATTAGTAACAGCAGTTGGAATAATAAACTAACTAAAGCTGAGAAAGAAGCTAAAAACAGTAAGTGATCTAAATATTTAATGGCACCCCTGCTTATGGAAATATCTTGACATTTGCTAACTAATGCTATATAATGTACATATAACACAAACAAGGGCAGACATTAATGACTGACAATTTTAAATTATTATCGGATTCTGAACATATCCGTAAACGTTTCTCTATGTACGGCGGCAGTCAAGTTGTACAACAGGAACTAACATTTGTAAATGCCGAGTTTACAAAAGTAAACATAGTTGGTGGCTTACTTAAAGTAATCAATGAAATCATTGATAACAGTGTAGACGAATACGTTCGCACTAAAGGCAAGTATGCTACACGCATTGATGTAGACATTGAAGCAGACGGTACTATTATAGTAAGCGACAACGGTCGTGGCATTCCTAGTGTAGAGATTGATACTCCGGATGGTAAAGAATACCAAATGGTAAGTGCATTTACGCGAGCCCGAGCAGGTAGTAACTTTGATGATGACAACCGTGACAGCATTGGTATGAACGGCGTAGGGTCAATGATTACATTTGTGACATCGTCTTTGTTTGATGCTAAAAGCAGTGACGGCAACCTGCAAGTACAAATGGTAGGCAAGAACGGCCAAATAGATCGAATCCGTACTAAAGAAACATCACTGAAGGGTACAACTGTTAAGTTCCGTCCTGATTATGAGTTCTTTGGTATGGAGACCATTGACGAAGCACATACATCAATGATTGAAGAACGTGTGCGTTCACTTGCACTAGCATTTGATGGTGTGCGTTTCCGCTTTAACAAAAAGATTGTTAGACTAAAGTTTGCAGATTACTTTGGTAACTGTGATATGTTTAATACAGAAAACGCCATCTTTGGCATTGCAAAATCAGATGGTAGTCATCAGTCAGCTAGTCTAGTAAACGGACTAAGTGTAAAGAGCGGTACACATATTGATTACCTCTTAAACACTATTATGCAAGACTTTCGCGATGCACTGAAGCGTAGGCGCAAAGTAGATATTACTGCGGCACGATTAAAGCAACACTTGCGAGTACACGCTATTATAAACGGCTTTCCGGCACTAAAGTTTGACTCGCAGACTAAAGAGCGTGTAACAAATAGTGCGGCAGAATGTCGTAATGCAATTGGCGAGTTTGACACTAAAAAAGTTATTGCTAAGTTAATGAAGAACGAAGATTTGATTAACGAAATTTGTGCATACACTAAAATGCAAGAAGACTTACTTGCTAAGAAAGACTTAGGCAAACTTGAAAAGAAAAAGAAAGTAAAGAGCGACAAATACTTTGCAGCAATTGGTCATCGTACTGACAGGATCTTTGTTGTAGAAGGTGACTCAGCAAGCGGCGGCTTAATTAAATGTTTAGGACGCAAAGGTAATGCGTTTTATGCACTTAAAGGTGTTCCGCTTAATGTACTAGAAGTGTCGCATCAGAAGTTTATGGCGAACAAAGAACTTAGCGAACTGTACAGCATTATTACAATGTTTCCAGAAGCAGAGATTTGTTTAGCAACTGACGCAGACGCTGACGGTATGCGTATTACAGGACTAGTATCGTTGTTTATGTTTAAGTACTTTCCGGAGCATTTGAACAATGGCAAGATGAAGATCCTACGTACACCTATTGCAATTGGCAAGAAGAGCAACCAAGTTAAAGAATGGGCGTACACGTTTGCAGATGTAAATAAGATTGATCACAAGCTAGACGTAAGCTATGTAAAGGGCTTAGGTAGTTGGAGTGAGAAAGACTTGAAGCACATCATCAGTCAAGACACAATGGATGAAATGTTGCCAACAGTAAGTATTGCTGATACTGATCTCTTTACAAATTGGTTTAGTAGTAGTACAATTGATTATCGCAAGGAGCAATTGCTTCAGAGTGCGCCATTTGATATTATGAAGGTATAAAGAATGACAAAGCAGATTCCACTAGAAGGCTTCTTTAAGAACGAATATATCGACTTTTCAGTATACGACAATGTCCGTAAACTAGGAAACTACATTGATGGGCAAAAGAATGCAAGCCGTAAGATTGTACACACAGTCCTACAACAGAACATTGACAAGTTTGTTAAAGTAAGTAACTTAGGTCCTAAGGTACAAGACTATGCACAGTATTTGCACGGAAGCCTTGAAGGTACTATTGTTAATATGACTGCAAACTATGTAGGTAGCGGTAACAATGTTCCACTACTAGAAGGCGATGGTAACTTTGGTAGTTCGTTTATTAATGATGCGGCTGCTACACGTTATATCTTTGCACGTATGAATCCAATCTTAAAGCAACTGTACAACAAAGATGACTTTGTAAATCTTGAACATCAGAACTTTGAGGGTGCTAAGATTGAGCCACGCTTTTATGTACCAGTACTTCCTATGCTTGCTATCAACGGCAGTGAAGGTGTGAGTATTGGATTTGCACAAAAGATCCTTCCACGTGATCCTAAGCAGATCTTTAAGTGGGTACAACAACGTGCTGAAGGTTCTAAAATTACTGCTCGACTGACACCTTATTGGGAAGGAATGTCGTGTAAAGTTGCTAAAGGTGAAAGTTCAACACAGTGGGAAATCCACGGATCGTTTGTACGCAAATCTAAGCACCGTATAACTATTGATTCGTTACCCGTAGGGTACACCCTTAAACAATATCAAGCAGTATTAGAGAAGCTAGTTGAAGATAAAGTGATTAAAGACTATGACGACTTATCAGATAACGATGTGTTTGAATTTGAAATCCAAGTAGATCGTGCGTTCGGTGAACGAACAGATGAATGGATTATGACCAAGCTAAAGTTGATTAAAAAGGTAAGTGAAAACTTTACTTGTATTGATGAGCACAATAAGATTGTTATCTTTAAAGGTCTTAAAGAGTTGTTAGAAGCTTGGTATGTAAAACGTATTGAGTACAACGACAAGCGTAAACAACACTTGCTATCTAGTATGCAAGAAGAAATGGATTACACTAATGCAAGAGCTAAGTTTATACAAGGCGTTGTAGATGGTGCCATAGAGCTTCGTAATGCTAAAGAGACAGCAGTTATTACACAAGCTGAAGCATATGACGTTATACTACAAGGGCGTGTTAAGGGCTTCTTAGGGCTTCCTATGCGTAGTTTAACAACAGAAGAAATAGCAAAGCTCAAAGCAAAAGCAAAAGGCCTCAAAACACAAATTGCAGACTACAGCAAGTTGACTTTTGAAAATATCTTGCTACAAGACTTAGATAATATTAAAATTTAGTGCTGTAACACTTCTTTAGTTAAACTGATAAATAGTTATATGAGCAATATATCCGATCCAGAAATCCAACGTATACGCCAAGGTTTAAACGACCTAGGAGATGCAATATATCAGTTATCAAGAACTGAGGCACCGACACCTGAAATTAATAACAGAAGTCTTACCGGCGATGCAATACACGGTGGAAAGATTACTGCATTCCAGAGTGTAGGAATTAGAGATGATAGTTCAAGGTTAGTTGTCGTTATTGACGATGACGGCATTGTTACGGATAACATTGATGTAGAAACTATTGTAGGTGCTACAACAGTAAGTGGTGATTTAACTGTACAAGGTCTAATTACTGCAACAAGACTTCACGTAAATGAAATTACAGCAGATATAAGACAAGAGCGTACTAGTTCACTTGAGTATACTGACGATGTATATCATAAAGGTTTAGTTTGGCGCACACCAAACGGTAGTAAGCAGTTTTCATTAAAGCCGCAACCAGACAGACTTTGGTCTGATCTTCCAATAGACGTTCATAGAGATTCATATTATAGTATTGATAATGTAAGTGTACTTACAATGAATGAACTAGGACCAACTGTTACACGCAGTAGTCTAACACAAGTTGGCGTATTACAAAATCTAGCAATAGAAGGTAATATGAACATTGACGAATACGTGTTTTGGAACAGTGACTTTATGCGTTTTGGCATTGGTACTGAGACACCAAATGGTACATTCGGAATTGTGCAAGACGATGCAGAATTTATTATCGACACTCAAGGCAGAACGGCAACGTTCGGCACATATACAACTACAGACCTAAACATCATTACAGATAATACTACACGCATTAGTGTAAATGCTACAGGTAGAATTATACTTGGTGCTGACACTAATAGTAAAACTACTGTTAAAGGCAAACTAGGTATAAATGTTGAGAACCCTACAGCAGACATTGAAACTGCTGGACCTGTTAGCTTTGAAGGCAAACGATTTGAAGTTGCTGCAGGCGCACCAACTAACGGTTCTTATAGACAAGGTGATATTGTTTGGAACACATCACCTCGCCCAACAGGTTATGTAGGATGGATTTGTACCCAGGCTGGAACTCCAGGAATTTGGAAAACGTTCGGTCAAATTGCTTCATAAACCTGTAACTTTACGTAACACCCGACTGCCATAAATACAGTATGGATAAAGTCAAAAATCAAAAAATTGCAAGACAAGTTGAACGCTGGGATCTATTTGCCCGGCTAACTCCTACTCTCTTCTTAGTAACAACTATGACGCTAATATTGTTTGATTTAGTAAAAGTGGAATACGCATTTTACGTAGGTCTAACAGGATTTGCTGTTACGGCAGTTACTTGGTGGTGGTGGGCAATCTTTACTATAAGATACTTAATAACTACACTGAGTAGAGCTAGTTCTACCTTGACTGAAGTCAGCGAAGAATTTAAAGTAGTTAAAAAGGAATTAGCGGAGTTAAAGGATGAACAATAAATCATACAAAATATTAAAAGCCGCGACTAATATAGTTAGCGGATTAAGTATGTCGACACTTATTATTTTAGGTGTAGCGTATATGGGATTTAATAATGCGTTTGTGTTTAATAATGCAGGTATTTCAGTAACAAACAATCCAGTTACTGGAGACCAGATTAATTTTATTCTAGAAGGCAGTCGACGCCACGAATGTGTACTAACAAGAGTACACACAGATGCAACTAATAATGAAACTAATGAAAGATTTGAATTAGACTTTGCTAGAAAAGTATATCTAAGATCAGATGACTATCTTGGCAATGCAACAGGCATAGTTGACCATCAGTGGGGAGTGCCAAAGCCAGACGGTATGCTACCAGGCGTATACAGAGTAAGCCTATACAGCGAGTTTGATTGCGTATACTTACTTTTCAAAACATCTAAAGTCCAAATTTTTGATAACATCTCACTCATCATAGAATAAATAAATTTATGTTAGCAATCGGAAACGGCGAAAGTCGTGCATCTATCGATATAGACAAAATTAATGGGCCAAAAGTAGGCTGTAATGCGTTATGGCGAGACTATCACACAGACTATCTTGTATGTGTAGACCGACGAATGGTTGACGAAAGTGTACGTGGCAAAGTGAACTTAAACGATACACTAATATACACTCGAGAAGATTGGTATGATAGATATCAAAGATTGCCTAAAGTTAGAAAATTACCTCCACTTCCTTATAATGGCGAACAACGCTGGGACGAACCGTTTCAATGGGGTAGCGGTCCTTATGCAGTTTTTATTAGTGCATTGTTTGCGAAAGAAGGCTATGTAAATCTAATTGGTTTCGACTTGTGGAGTAACACCAAGCAAGTTAATAACATATACAAAGACTCACCAAATTATGACGATGCCAACAAGAGTGCTGTCGATCCACGTTACTGGTTACACCAAATTGGAATGGTGTTTAACTGCTTTCCTAAAATACAATTTACTGTATATCAAACCCCGTCCTGGGAATTACCTAAAGTCTGGAATTATTCTAATGTTTCGGTTGACACACTAAGTAATATAAGTTATAATAATACTTAACAAGGACTTGGCGTCACCCCTTCTAACTCTGCCGCCCATACAATTATTAAAACAGGAGATAATAATGGGGAAATATTTAAGCACAAAACACTACGGACACAACATTGGTCTTTCGGCAGTATTCCGTCAACCTAATGCAGATCATTCACACTGTCATCTATTACACGGTTACAGTTTAGCATTTACATTTAAGTTTGGATGTACCGAACTAGATCATAAAAACTGGGCTGTAGACTTTGGAGGTCTTAAACCTTTAAAGAAATGGCTAGAAGACAACTTTGATCACAAGACAGCAATTGACAAAGATGATCCGTACTTAGATAAGTTTATGGAACTACAAGAACTTGACCTAGCAGAAATTGTTGTTATGGATGGTGTCGGTGCAGAGAAGTTTGCAGAACACGCATTTAACTTTGCAGATAAACTAGTGCGCGAAATAAGCAATAATCGTTGTTATTGCGTAAGTGCAGAATGTGCAGAACACGGAGCAAACTCAGCGATATACGAGGTGTAAGTTGGTTAAAAAGCATATCGAGGGCGAATCTAAAGAACACCGCAAGCGCAGAAAAGCTCTTGAAAAAATGGCAAAGTTAGATGGTCCGACTTTTACTAACGAAGAAAAATATTATATAGTGTGCTTAAAGCACGGCACACTATATTCTGCAGATTATGTAAACCGTTTGTATAATATGGTTAAACGTAATTGTACACTTGATTACGAATTTGTTTGTTTAACTGATGAGCCTAAAGGCATTGACTCTAATGTTAAAATTCTTCCACTACCGGGTGGTATTGCCGGATGGTGGTGCAAGCCTTATATGTTTTCAAAAGACTTGCCATTAAACGGCACTGTACTTTATATGGATCTTGATGTAGTTATTTCAAGTAACATTGATAAACTAATCACCTGGCAACCAAATCAATGGTGTACTATTAGAGACTTTACTCGAGTAATGCGACCCAAGTGGCAAAAGTATAATAGTAGTGTAGTAAGATTTAAAACAGGTGATTTGGATTTTGTTTGGACCGAATACGAAAAAAATAAAGTTGAGATACAAAAGAGATTACACGGCGACCAAGACTGGTTATGGGAAGCAACTAGACATAAACAAGCAATGTTGTATCCTGACAGTTGGATACAAAGTTGGAAATGGGAAGTACGCAAAGACAAAGCATTTAAGCCTGGTGGCTTACGAGGCCGAAGAACGTTTAATAAAATTGACAATCTTGCTAAACCCAATATTGAATGTTCTATTTGTGTCTTCCACGGAGACCCTAATCCAGAAATGGTAGAAGACAAATGGGTAGTCGACAATTGGAAATAAAATGTTACTGACAGTAATTGATGTTACCCACTACACAGATACCCTGTTTAGAATACGAGTTGAACGTCCGCGGACATATAGATTTACAGCAGGTGAGTTTGTAATGATCGGGTTAGACAACTGGTCAGAAAAACTACAAAAGAACAAACCTATAATGAGAGCATACAGTATATCAAGTGGTCCGTATGATGACTGGATTGAATTTTACAGTATCAAAGTACCAGGTGGACCACTTACAAGTAAACTACAGCATATTAAAGTAGGCGATATGTTAGAAGTGGGCGAGAAACCAACTGGTACATTATTGCTTGCTAACTTAGAACTAGGTGGTCACTTAGTAATGATGGCAAGTGGCACCGGCATTGCTCCGTTTATTAGTTTACTACGTGATCCTGAAACATATGACTTATTTGAAAACATAACAGTAACCTGGACAACTAGATTAAATGCTGAACAGGATTCTTATAGAGACTTTTTAAACGAAATGCCTATTGAATATATTAGTACAGTAACACAAGAAGATGCTGAACTAAAAGGACGTATTCAAACATTTATGGAGGATGGCACTGTTAAGATCAACGATCCATCTTATCAGCGTATTATGTTATGTGGTAGTATAGGATTTAACAATGACCTAAAAGAACATTTTAGTACATTAGGCTTTTGTGAAGGTAATAAAAAGACACAAGGTACGTTTGTGCAAGAGCGGGCGTTTGTGGGTTGACAAAGATACGCAAACGTGTTATACTATATAAACAATGGTACAAGCAACTACGACAGCAAGGCTACAAGTGGCACAACTGTATAGAATGGGCAATACACAACTCAGGCACACACGAACTAGACGGTTCCTATAGGAAGTTTTAATATGAATGATTTGAAGTTTACAACTTGCGGCGACTATGTTAACGACCAACAAACTATACAACGTATAGGTTTTGCTTGTAAATATATGCACCCAGATCAAACACAGAAGAAAAAGATACTTGAAGAGATTCAGCGGCCGCTAAATACTCGTAGTACAACAGTACAGTGGCTTAACCGTCAGACTCGCGAAGTTGCAGAGCAACGACTGTGGGATATTATGGTACACAATATACAAGCGTACTATAACTTGATTGAATATGTAGGGAGTTTACCTAATGAATTACGAATGGTTCGTCTTGGCAGTGACGTACTTCCTGTATATACTCAGCGTGACTGGGCTTATTATTGGCAGCAGGCTGATGTTATTGCGTATGCGGAAACACACTTCGCAAAAGTCGGTGAGCTTGCAAGAACCCTCGATGTCCGACTATCGATGCACCCAGGCCAATTTACTGTACTTGCGAGCGACAACGCCGACATTGTAGATAGGAGCATAGAAGAATTTGAATATCACACCGATGTCATCCGCTATATGGGTTACGGCAGACAGTTCCAAGACTTTAAGTGCAACGTACATATATCAGGCCGCAATGGTCCAGCAGGTATCAAAGCCTCCCTCAAGCGGTTATCGCAAGAAGCGCGAAACGTTATCACAATCGAGAATGACGAAAACAAATGGGGCATCGCAGACAGCCTTGAACTTGCAGACGACCTCGCACTTGTCCTCGACGTACACCATCACTGGTGCAGAGAAGGTGAATACATACTACCCACCGACGATAGATTTAAACGCATAGTTGATAGCTGGCGTGGTGTTCGTCCTGCAATGCATTATAGCTACAGCAGAGACACAGCATTACCAGAAGGCTTTGCACACGACAGTATGCTACACTTTCCAGACTTGCTAGAAGCAGGACACAAGAAAGGCAAACTACGGGCGCACAGTGATTGGTATCCTAACGCACAAGTAAATGATTGGGCACTGAGCTTCTTGCCTTACACCGATATTATGTGTGAGAGCAAGTGTAAGAACTTAGCAAGTATAGAACTGTATAAATATTATAAAGGAAACGAATATGAATTACCTAGCGAAAATGTACGGACGCAGCAAGCCGACACCAGAGAGCTCGTCCTCTGATAAGAATCCAAATCGTGTTAGTGGTGGCTTAAAAGCACAAGGTGGTGATCACTTTACTATGATTGCTGAGAATGGCTTAGAGCAGCAGATACCTACACAACGCTATGTGCAGAGTTTAGAAGAGCAGTCAAGAAAACAACGAGCTGCTATCACTGTATTAGAGCGTAAGCTGACTCGTGTTGAAGCTGCTCTTGAACAAATGAAGGGTGTTATTTCGCGCTCTTAACTTTACTTAAAATGTCAGCTTTACTCATACTGGCATTTGCTTTTACACCACGGTGTTTTGCTTCTGCTAATAACTGAGTTTTAGTTAATTTATCAAAGTCGCAAGCCTTGCTTGAAGACTTTTTACTCTTTGGGGTCTTAGGTGCATATCCTACACCATTTTTCGTAATTGTTTTTTCAATTACTTTAGCTTCATCCTGTGCTACTTTTACACTAGGTGTAAATAGTTTTGCTATCCATTTAAACATAATTATTCTCCTGTTGGAATAATTATTTACTAAATACATATAACGTAGGAGACAGATATGGCTAGAAACAACAGTTCAAGTTATTCAGGAAAACTAGTACTTGATAAAATTACAGGTATTCGGTCTGATAGACTAAAAATTGCTACACCAATACAAGAGTTAGTTAAACCTGATACATCATTCAAAGCGGCACCAATCGCAAGAAAGACTGTTGCTAATGTTACCAGCGACGGTCTTAAAAGATAACGGAGATATACTATGAAAAATTGGATTAAAGATAGAATAGAAGAACGTACATCTTGGAACGGAGCAGCATTAATTGCTGTTGGCGTTGTTGTACTAATTGCAGGACCATTTGCTAAACTGGCGGCATATGCAGCTATTGCATACGGTGCTTGGGCAATTTATAGTAAAGAAGACTAAAGTTTACCAATAGGCGTAGTACTAGAAGCACTCATATTCCAAACTTGCTTCCTTTCTACGCCTTTCTTTTGAGCAAAAACCTTACTATCACAGTTCTTACATACGTGAAAGTAGTTATTGCTTAGGCGTTTAGGATCCATACTACCTCTAGCACGTTCAAACTCAGCATCACAATTATCACACCTAAACACACAAATAGTCGATTCGCGCTTATAGGTATGTTCCTTGCCGGTCTTACTAGGCCGTACGTGTGTCTTCTTTAATGTGTAATCTCTTATGAACATATAAGTATTTACATAAAGATTATAGAATAAAGAAATAAATACATACAACAAAAGGACAATCAATGAGCATTTGTACACTAACTGACACAGCAAAACAGCAAATTACTACAATTTGTAACGAAAATGAAGTTTATGCAGTAACGCTAAACTTAAAAGGTGGCGGATGCGCTGGGTTTGAGTACGATTGGTCAACATACAAAACTGCCGATGAGTTACTTGATGATGATACAATAATTTACGGCGTTGACGGCGCTACGTTTGTTGTAGGCGCTATGAGTTTAATGTACTTATTTGGAACTGAAATAGATTATGTAAAGTCGATAATTGGATCGTCTTTTGAAATTAGAAACCCTAATGCACAATCCGCTTGCGGTTGTGGTGTTAGTGTAAATTTTAACTTGGAAAAAGTTGAAGAGAACGCAATGATAACGGAGCTCACATAAAATGGCTAAGAAAGAAATTAACATCGGTGTTGAAGGAAACGACGGAACAGGCGATAGTATACGCGAGTCGTTTCGTAAAACGAATGAAAACTTTAACGAACTTTATGCTGTAATTGGCGAAGGTGGACAAATTGGCCTTACTGATTTAAGTGGAGTAGCAATTGACAGTTTTGAAAACTTTCCAAGTACAGATTCAGCTCCGGTACTAGCAGGTATTAATAACGATACACAAGGTAGTCAATTAGAATTTTTTAGACTTGTTAGTGATAATTTTGTTGATCCGGCAATTGATGATAGTATTGCATTTGATGTGTCAAGAACTGATACTGACGGACGTCCTGTTATTGTTGTTAAATCTGTAAAAAGTTCTGTTTCAAGTGATCCTAATCCAACACTAGCAGGTAACTTAAACTTATCTGGCAAAATTGCATACAACACTGCAAGTTCTGCACTATGGAAACAACTAGCTGAAGATGACGGATTTACTGAAGATGACGTTCTTATTGATAAAGCATTTGCTGATGCAACTTATCTAAAATCAACAGGTTCGGGAACAGGTTCGCAACTACGAGTACGCACAGAAGGCGATGTTAACATCGAAGATTATGCATACACTATTGCTAGTTACGATGCTAGTGGTAGGATAGTTATTAACGATAGATACCAAAGCGGCGTTCTTATTGTTGGTGACGGACACGGTCTTGATACAGCAGCAAACGGAGCTCCGTTTGCATATTCTACTACCGGCACTAGTGCTGTAGATACTAGTATATCTCCGAGTAGAACACTTAATGATATTACAGAATTTCCAGAAAGTAAGTTCTTTATAAGAGTTGTCGATAGTACAACACTAAGTTTACACATAACAGAAGCTGATGCAAAAGCAGGTGCTAATGTACTTAATGCAGCTGGCGGCAGTGGCGTACAGGCATTAACAGATTTTTTCTATCAACCAGACGACTTATCAGGTAAGTTTTTAGCTAATGAAGCTATTCCAAGACAAAGTGCTGTTCGTAGACAAGGCGATCAAATGGACGGCGCTTTATATCTAAAAGATCATCCAGGTGAACTTGCTGGTGTAGGCACTCCAAACGGCTTAGAAGATTTACAAGCAGCTACAAAATTTTATGTAGACAACACTAGTTTTGCTTCTAACATTAATATATTTGTAAGTACTTCAGGTGACGATACACAGGCAAGTACACCGGCAGGAAAAGAAGGTAGATCACTTGCATATGCATATAAGTCAGTTAATGCTGCGGCAAGAAAAGCTGAAGAAATTGTTATTGCAAGCAGAGTTGAGCCTGGCCCGTATATGCAGACAATTAAGTACGGTGTAAACGATGCTAGTCTTGTACCTGCAAAAGTTTACAGCGCAGTGTTCGATGCTGCACTTAAAGCCGACTATGGCGCACAGACTGAAAAGTTTAATCTTCTTATTAATCAAAACTTAGACTTTGTTGTAGCAGAAACTATTGATTGGGTAACAGCTCAAATTACAGCAGCGAACGCTGATATAACACTTACTCCAGATGATGACGAATATATTTGGAAAAACTTTGCATACAATGAAGAAACGTGTGCAAGAGATTTAAGATTAATTATTGGTGCTGTAAGACTTGATACATTGTCAGGATTAACTGCAAACAAGCTATCAAGAAATGCAGGTATTAGATACTATAGTAATTCAAGTGGCAGACTAGCAGTAACAGCACAGTTACCGCAAACAGTTGCTACAATTAATAAAGCAAAAGAATTAGTTACTAGTTATGTTTTAACAAATGATGCTTATCCTAATCCATTAAACTCTGACTTCAGTCAATATTTTGATGTTGGATTGGTTGATGCACCTAGTGCAGCAGTTGACAGATTTGAATCGTTGGTCGGTAACATTGTTAGTATTATGACAAACGGATTGCCAGCATATGATGCAATTGACTTGAACGAAGGTGCTCCGTATGTTATCAAAATTACCAATGGCGGTAATGATAGTGTATGGCAAGGTAAAGCATCTAATACAGATTTAATTCCAGGTAAGGTTATTACAGGATCACGTAGTGGTGCAATTGGACGTATTGTATCGTATGATAGAGATCAAAACGATGGTACTAATACAGATGTTATAGAACTTATTTTAGAAGAACCAATTGAATTCTTAATAGACAATGCCGGTAGAGATATTCAAAACACCGAAGTTGCAAATGCACTTGGTGATGTATTAGAATATGGTAATAGAGTTAGTGAAAAACAAATTGCAATAAAAATTGAGTCAGGTATCTATTACGAAGACTATCCAATTAAAGTTTCATCACAAGTATCAATTGTTGGTGACGAAATGAGACGTAGTATTATACGTCCAAAAAATCGTGTATCGCAATCAAAATGGGCAGACACTTATTTCTATCGTGACAAGTATTTTGATGGATTAACACTACACAATAACACAGTAACATATGAAAACGAAGCAACACTTTCACTTGCTGGCGGAGTACTAAATGCATATATAGGTGATATATTAACACAAGCAAATAGTTTCTCATATAACGAAGCTAAATGTCGTCGAGATCTTGATTACATCTTAACACAAGCCGGATTTGATATTACTCTTGGAACAAACTATAATGCAGTAACACAAGGTCTTGCATATCAAAGAGCAAGTGGTGCAGTTGTACAAGCAAGTCAGCTTTCACAAGAATTAGCAGCAGTTGGATTTGCAGGAAATTTAGTTGCACAACTTACTGAAGTAGCTGATAACTCTACTACATTATCACGTTCATCAGCATACTTTGCCGAAGTACTTGATATTATTGAAAACGGTACAGTAGACACTGAAAATTCTGCAAATAGTTTAATATTCCCAGATGATGCAAGTTTTGATAGCAACTTAGTTGCTGCAAGAGATAAGCTACAAGCAAACAGAGCATTCTTAAAAGCAGAAGTAATTGCTCACATAACAAATAATACTAGTCCTCCAGCAGGTTGGGATACTAGTTTACTTAATTTACACGTTGGCTTTTGGACAGATGCATTAACATATGATGTTTTATACGGTGGTAATGACGCCAGTACAACACAAGCAAGATTGTACTTCACAGGTGGTGCACCAACAGGCGGAACAATAAATCTTAGTGCTGCACAACAAACTGTAGTTGTCGGAGCTGTTAATCACTTACAAAGCATTATTAGTAATATAGTTACTGGTGTTGCAATTACTAAGGCAACAGGAAACTCAGCAAGTCAAATTACATCAGGCTCAAATGCATCAGCATCACAGGGTTCTACTATAAATGCTAATCTTGCAATTATAAAAACTGCTGTATCAGGACAAAGTGATAGTACTTTAGGTACACCTACACTACCAAGTGTAACCTTTGCAGCACAATCTCTAAGAGATGCCAAAGGTGATATCGAAGCAAATCTACTATCAGGTGATGCTGCGGTTAATATTGTCGACAGAACAATAGAATTTATTGATAGCAACTCTGGTATTAGAGCAACAGTATTAGAAAATGTTACAAATGCAACGTCAGTTGCTATTAGATACAGCGATGGATACAATCCAGCAGGTGCTGATGTTAGTGCAAGTTCGCAGTTTAACTTCAACGACGATGTTGTATTAAATGGCGTTACGCAAACATCATTAAAAGTAACAAGTCAAGATACGACTAGAACAATTGATTTTGATATGGGCTGGCATTATGCTTCAGACTCTACAAAACCTATTAACACTTCTTCAGCAACTAGTATTAATAACATAGGTCTTAGAGATCAAGCTGCTGAATTAATGCGTCAAAATAAAATTAATATTCAAGACGAAGTATATTCTTGGATGGACGAACAAGCCACAGCAGCTCAAGCAACTGGATTTGGCACGTGGGCTCAGGTTACTTTAGAATTAGCTGGTACTGTTGCTGTTGTCAAAGGCGAAACAATAACACAAACAACTACAGGAGCGAGTGGTGTTGTTAAAGAAGCACCAATTAATGCTGGTGGTCAAACAACTGTTATACTAGTATCACCGTCATCAGCCTTTAGTCTTGCTAATGCAATGACAGGGTCTGTAAGTGGTACATTAGGAGTTGGTAGTGTTCCGGTTTCTGCAACAGTTGGTAAATTTACCTTTACTACTAAGTGTTATAGAGACATTGGTTACATTGTAGATGCTCTTGCAAATGACTTACTTAAAGGACGTAATGAAGATTCAATGGAAGTACAGGGATTGTACTACGAAGGTGCTGTTGAAACTGGACAAGAAGAAATTACAACACAAGCAATTAGTCATATTAAATCTATTGCTGAATCACTATTAAATATTGCTGCGCCGCAAGCACCAGCAGGATCTACACTGACTTGGAAGCTAGGCTATCCGGCGGCAGAAGCAGGAGCAAGTGGTGTTGTAACTAACTTAATTGATACTATTGTATATGCATTTAATCCTGAATACAACGCTCCTAAAAATAACAGAGAAATGGATGTGTTCTTAATGAATGATGCTACAATTATACGTAATTGTACAGTTCAAGGACACGGCGGATTTATGACAGTACTTGATCCGAATGGACAAATTCTTACTAAATCACCGTACATTCAAACTGGTTCAAGTTTTGCACAATCAGCTAACAAGCAAGCATTTAGAGGTGGTATGTTTGTTGACGGATTTAACGGCAATATGCCACTCGAAATTGTTGAAGTAAAGAACGGTGATCCGTTTAGATTGTATGCAAGAAGTAAAAGATCGCAAGTACAAGTTAATGGCGTCGGAGTAGGACACGGATTATTTACAAGACGTCCGGAATTACCAGCACCGTTTTATGTTAACGGCGTTAGATATCAAGTTAATGCTATTAGTGCTTACAACAGTACACTAGGAACTTGTGAACTTATCCTAGATAAAAACTCAGGAACAAAAGACGGTAACGAAAATGGTGAAGGTTGGTTAGGACCAGTAACTAATTATACACTAGTAGGTGGTGTTAGAACTCCAGTATATGGCCCAGCAACAAATTATCCAACAATACTACAAACTGCTGGTAACAGATCGCAGCTAGGAAATGACTTTACACAAATTAACGACCTAGGCTATGGTTTACTTGTTACTAACACAGGTTTATCAGAGATGGTTGGTATGTTCACATACTACTGTCACGCTGCATATTATGCAAACAATGGTTCTGAAATTAGATCCGTAGGTGGTTCAAATGCTTATGGTAACTTTGGACTTGTTGCAGCAGGCAGTGATCCTAACGAAGTTGCACAAACTGGTACACTAGCATACAATACTGCACAAACAGCAAAGGTATACAGAAATGACGGCGGGCAGTTTTATGCAGAAGCAGAACAAAATTATGTATATGTTTACGATACAGACTTTACACCATTACCTGAAGGTGAAATTGATATCACCTTTACTAATAGAAAAGCATTAATATCGTTTACTGGTACGAACACTGTTAATCTTACAGGACACGGTTATAAAACTGGTCAAAAGATTACTATTTCAGACACTGCTGGTGTTACTGGGTTAAATGACGATCACTATATTACAGCAGTTGATGCAAACTCCTTTACATTGTTCAGTGATGCTGCACTAAGTTCAGCAAGAAGTTTCACAGGAAGCCTTTCAACACTTGGTACTGCGTACCCAGCAGACGAAGAAGGCACTGATATAAGAAAATTTGAAGTTGTAAATGTTATTCCAGCAGTTATTGAAGATGGTATTCCGGCTGTTAATCAACAAGAATTTACTCTATCAAGTGGAATTACTGCATACTATGGAGATACTGTAACTCAACAAACTTCCGGAGCAGTTGGTACAGTTGTTAGACCACAACGTACAGCAGATGTTGATGGAAATGTTGTTGGCGGTACAACATTGTTTGTTACACAGCCAGACGGCGCAACAGCATTTAATACTACTAATGCAATTAAAGTTACAGATGTGTACGAAGGTACTGACTCTACAGAATTTACAGATGCTGTAACTATATCTACAATTGATAGTACAGCTGATACTAGTGGCTTGCCTCTAAAAGGCGGCAATGGTGCTGTTTGGAAACTTACATTCTCAAACCAAACTACTGATAATACTAGTGCAACAGGCGGATTACTTTATAAACTATACGGTGGTGAACGTGTTGTAGTTAGACAACGTGCTAAACTAACACTTGAAAATATTGAGTCTGTACCAATTCGTCCATCAACTGCGGTTGTGTTTGCTGAATCTTCAAAAGTTTATAGATCATTAAACTTTGACAGAGCAACTATTAGTAACTGGAACAGTACAGCAGATGCAGAAATGCCAGCAGGATTTAATACACTAACGTTTGATAACAATTATCAATATATCCTTAGTACAGTAAGTTATGACAGATACTCTGCTAATGTACTATTAGAACTAGGTGCTGCTGTTAGTGTTACTAAGGGTGACATTATTACCCAAGGTAGTGCAAGCGGCGTTGCTACAGAAACTGTTGTAGGAACTACTACAATATATGTAGGTGGTTGGAACGGAACATCATATACAGCAGTATCGGGTGGTGACATAAGCATTGCTGGAGTTGCAGCAGCTGGATCACAACCAAGTGCAGTAACAGAATTTAGTGCATCTAGCACGTTTGGTAGCACAGCAGGTGATACACTTATTGCAATAACATCTCCAATTACTGATCCAGACGGTTTAAACAGATTAAAAAATGCTGATATGATCTTTGGTTGGAAAGACAGAGTACACGTAATAAAAGCATATCACGATGGTGCAGGAACTGCTACAGGAGCGCCAGCAGGTAGTTCACTAGTAACAGGATTTGCATATTTAGAAATTGACTCAACTCCGTTAGTAAATAAAAATACACAATCAAGTCCAACACCTCCAGGAACAGGTATTGCTCGTCCTCTACGCTTAGGTGGTGAGATTGGTCAAGTAGTATTAAGTATTGGTACACAGAGTGGTGAGTCTGCAGAAATTACTGTTAATATTTCACTTAACAGAGCAACAGGACACGACTTTAGTAACATTGGTACTGGTGGATTTAACACAAGTAACTATCCAAACATTATCTTTGGACAGCCTGCAGAATCAAAAGCCGAAGCATACACCAACGAAGACATTGCTGAAAAATCTCAAGTTTGGGAAAAAGGCAAAGGGCGTGTGTTTGTTATGTCAACAGACGAAGACGGATTCTTTAGAGTTGGTAAGTTCTTTGAAGTTGACCAAGGTACTGGTACAGTTAAGTTTGCAGCGCAAATTAATATCTCAGGACTAGACGGACTTGGATTTAGAGATGGTGAAACAATTAATAAATTCACTGGCGATAGCGGTATGTCACCAATTGATAATAGTACTGTTCCAACATCATATGCTGTTGAACAATACCTAGACAGGCGTTTAGGTTTTGATAGAAATATGAATGCTAAGACAGCAATATTAGGTGACGGTTTCCTACCACAAAAGAATCCACTACTTACACAAACACTTGATGTAAATGGCAATCCTGATCATACTCTTAATATGGTTAGTGGTCGAGTTGTTCAATTAGGCGATCCAGTTCAAGACTTAGATGCTGCTAACAAACAGTATGTTGATAAGCGTGTTTTTGCTAACGATGAAATTCAAGAACTTAGAGATATCGAACTTAACAATACTAGCTTTGAAAACGAGTATGGTAAAAACGATATGATAGTTCTTACTGGTAACAAGCGTGTTTATGTTAAACAAACAACTGGTAACCCAGATGATTGGAGAGTTGGTAATTTAGTTACAGGTGTTGCAACAGACACCGCAGCATATATTGAAGACTTAGAAGCCAAGACACTTGATAATGGGGAAGAAATTTGGATACTATCTTACAAACCATTACAAATTACAAGTGTAACAACTAGTGGTAATAACGGCAATCTTGATGCACAAAGAGGCTATAAACTTGTACAGTTGAATAGTGGTGCAACTGGTGAGATATTATGGTCACAGGGCCAAAGTAGTACCAACGAATCAAGATCCAAAACACAAGGTAACCAGTTTAAATTAATTAATGTTACTGGCACATTTACTACAAATACAGCTGATACACTTTCTGTTTTAAACTTAGTAAATGCTGATGCAACTGAGACAGCTAGTATATATCCATTAGCTGTTACAGTTCAAGGGTTGCAAGATTTTGACAACGAGAAAATTGAAGACACTAATGGTGCATATGGTGATACTACAGGCGGCTTTGACGGTGCTCCAGTTACTACAACATTAGAATTTGGTAACGCAAGTGAAGCAAATAGTACAGCTGATGACGGAGCTCCAGGTACTGCAACAAGAAGTGATATTAACATTGAAGTTGAAAGAGTACGAGCAACACAAAATAATACTACTGGTGACATTACTGATCCAGGAAGTGTTAAAGTTAATCTACAATTGCAGGATGAGGCAATTGTAAATACTGATGTTAATAACTCAGCAGATATTGCGCAAAGCAAATTGTTAATGAATAACGCTCCAGTACTTGCAAACTCAGACTCACTAGACGATGGAAGTACATCAGGACAACGTACAAAACAAGCAAATCAAGGTTTAGCAGCATTTGACTCAAGTGCGTTTGCTGAAGATCAAGTATGGACTTTAATTGGTACTGATGCGCAAGCATTTGTATCAGCATTATCAGTTGATGACATTATTACACAGAACAGTGGTACTAAAGTTGCATATGTAGATGCGATTATTAACAGTTCTAATCCATATCAAATTAGAGTAAGAACTGCAAGTAGTTTTGTAATTGGTAACGCAGGTGTAAATAGACTTACAAGAATTACTGTAAACGAAGGCGATTATACTAAAAATGCAGCAGCACAGAGCTTAACAACAGTTAGTGCAGTTTTAAATACTGGCTTTATTAATATTAAAGACAGAGGTATTACTTTTGATAAGATACAAGATTTACCAGAAAAAACTGTAATTGGTCGTGCAGACATTGACTTTGATGGCAATCAAGAAGGTGCAGGCGAAAACGGTATTACTAGAGCTGTATCATTTAGTCAAATTGTTGACGAAGGCGGAGCACTACAAGATAAAGACTTTAACAACAGTCAACTAGTAACTATTGCTGGAACGATTATTACTACTACTGGTGAAATTACTTTACCAGACGGTACTAACATTACACAGGTAGGTAATGCAGGAGCTACAGGTACTGTACAAGGTGACGTTAATACAGAGAACAAAGTAGTATTAGTTAGCGTAAGTGGAACCTTTAATACCACTGGACAACTTCAAATTGTTAGCGGCAGCGCCCAAGGCGTAGCTAGTGTTCCAACTGGTGTTGTTAGTTCACAAAACTTGTTAGGATCAGCATTAACTAAAATTGCTGACGGTATATACGGCGCAACACCAATAACTAACGTTGGTGCAGATGATAGTCTTGTTAGAACACTACAAACAGGTGATACATATGCTACTATTGATAACAATCTTGATATTGGTGGTTGGATTGATGTTAGAGGTTTAATTGTAGACGGTCGACGTGCTGTTGACTTTAACCCAAGTACTTCACAGTTAGAACTTTGGACACCGGGTGATCAACTTTCGTTGACATTAGAAGGTTCAACGCCAGGTGCTGGACAATCTGTCAAGCATAACATTAAAGCACCTACATCAAGTTTACAACTTGGTAGTACAATAATTGATAAGAGTGAAGTTGACTATGCAGGGTTTGCAAGTGACTTTATGGCTAACAGTGGTATACATAAAGATGAGCCGTATTTAAATACTCCTTGGATGTTTACAAATTATATCCAGGCGCCAGGAGACCTAGGCCAAACAGGTACAGGTATTTCAATTGGTGCAGGAGGTAGACATACTGCTGCTGATGAAATTGCACTTGTAGTTAACGGTGCAGGGTCTGACAGTGTTCTTATTAAATATGCACAAATTACACTAGGTGTAAACGGTGCGATTCGTCAAACTATTGCAGACGGTACAACTACTATTAATAATAGTTTAAATGTTAATAGTGGTGCTAATACTAAGTTTAGTGTTGCTAATGCTACAGGTAATACAAGAGTATACGGTACATTCCGCGCAGACGGTGCTACTACATTAAACGGCAACGTTACATTAGGTAATGCTGCTTCTGACACTGTAACATTTACAGCTGATGTTGCAAGTAATATGATACCAAGTGTAAACGATACTTATGATTTAGGTGCTGGTACTATGGCGTGGAAGGATTTATATCTTTCCGAAAGTATAAACTTTAAAGGTGCAACAGGCGAAAACGAAATTGTAGTTCCAACTAACCTAGCAGATGCATTAAGCATCAAAGATAGTGCAGGCGACTTAATTGTATTAACAACTACAACAAATGGGCAACGTGTAACTGTTACACCAAACACTACTATTAGTGGTACACTGGACGTAACCGGCGCAGTAAACTTAAACGCCACTACAGCTAGTTCAAGTACTGCTACTGGTGCATTGATTGTAGACGGTGGTGTAGGTATTGCTGAAAACACACATATTGGCGGTACACTGAACGTAACTGGTACAATTACTGGTAGTGTAACTGGCAACATTGATGGACAAGTAACTGACATATCAAACCACAATACTAGTAACTTATCTGAAGATCCTGATGCAACAGGAGCAACTGGTACAATGTACCATACGACTGCAAGAGCTAGAGGAGCCATAAGTGCGAGTGGTTCTTTATCATATGTTGCTTCAACTGGAATTATGTCATACACTGAACGTACTGATGCAACCATACGTGGATTGATTAGTGCAAGTGGTGATATATCATACAACAATACAACTGGTGTTATTAGTTATAGTGACCCAGCACCTAGAACTGATGCTGCCATACGTGGATTGATTAGTGCAACTGGTGATATTAGTTATGACGAATCCACTGGTGTTATTAGTTACACAGATTCAGATAGAAGTGATGCAACAATTAGAGGTTTGTTGAGTGCTGCAAATTCCGGCACCGGATATGGTAGTCTATCATATGCTGCCGCAACTGGTGTGTTTACTTTTGCAAAAGTAACTTCAGCTAATATTAGAGATCAATTTAGTGCTAGTACAGGTATTGAAATTAGTGCTGCTGGTGCGATATCGGCCACTGGTGCAGGTACAGCAGCTAGTGCATCAGCAATAACTACAACTAATGCTAATGCAGCCAGTGCAAGTACTTGGTACCCTACATTTGTTGACGGAGCTGGTGCTACTAAAGCAATGCAAGTTGATACTAATGCTGCAACCGGACTAAGTTATGTTCCTAGTAGTTCGACACTAAAAGCAAGTGTTTTTAGTGGTACAGCATCATCTGCAAATTATGCGGATTTGGCGGAGAAATATGTTGCAGATATTGCATACGAGCCAGGCACAGTATTAGTATTTGGTGGTGACAACGAAGTTACAATTTGTGCAGAAAAAGGTGATCGTAAGGTTGCTGGTATTGTGTCAACAGATCCAGCTTACTTAATGAACAATGCACTAGAAGGTGACACTGTTGTACCATTAGCACTAACAGGGCGTGTGCCGTGTAATGTAATTGGTACAGTTGCTAAAGGCGATATGCTTGTAACTAGTGCTGTTCCAGGATATGCTATTGTAAATAATGATCCTAAACTAGGTACAGTACTTGGTAAAGCAGTAGGCACAAAAGATACCGAAGGCAGAGGTGTTGTTGAAGTCGTTGTAGGGCGTATGTAATAAATACAGTATAGGAGACAAGTATATGGCGATTCAAACAATAAACCTTGGCAGTGTAGCAAACGACGGCACAGGTGATGATCTAAGAGAAGCGTTTGAAAAGATAGTTTTTAATTTTGACGACCTTGACAATCGTACACCTGAAGCAACTACAGTAGTTAATTTAGGAACTGGTGAGGGGCTGTTTTCAAACAAAAGTGATGCAGAACTAAGATTCAAATCATTAGTAGGCGGAAACAATGTTACCCTTTCGTCTGATACAAACGAACTCACTGTTAACGTTGATGCTGGGGTTACTCAGTTTGATGTTGCAGCTGATACTGGTAGTGTCACTATTACAGAAAATGCTACACTAACTATAGCCGGCGGAACCCTTATAAGCACATCTAGAGCTGGTAATATTATTACTGTAAACTCTAGTGCGTTAAGTAAGGTTGAAGACGACCCTGCACCAAAGTTAGCAGCAGGATTAAATGCTGATGGAAACAATTTGGGCAACGTTGGATTAATAAATGCAACAACAGTAACAGCAAATTTTAACGGAAACCTTACAGGAAATGTACACGGTATTGACGTACGAGATCTTAATTATTATAGGCAGAGCGAAAATAGTTGGGACTTTAGCAGCATTGCACCTGTAGCAGTAACAACGTTATGGGACTTCTTATTTGCTACTAATGACGTTGATTTTGGCAGCATTGCCGGTAATAACCTTAATGTAAGTTTAGATCTTGGCACTATCAACATCTAATTTTTCGATAAATATTGCTATATAAAGGAATTCGTGTATGGCATTATGGACCGCATCTAATAACTTACTACTTCGACAAATTGAAGAAGGTAAAACTCTTAGAGAACCAACCGAAGGTGAATCTCGAGCAGCCAATCTTCAACCAATTGATCTCGATGTTGTATCAGGCTCCGCTTTAAAAATAATTGGCGGTACGCTTCCTCCTGGGTTAAGGATTGTAGATCAAAAAATACAAGGAACACCTTTTGAGGTTGCACGAGAAACAGAATTTAAATTCGTAGTTAGGGCAAGCAAAGATAGCGAAATAGATGATCGAACATTTAGAATAAATGTTGTTGGTGCAGATTTACCTGTATGGGGAACAAGTGCTGGTTCATTGCCAATCGGTAAGAACAACACATACTACATACTTGATAACAGTCCTATAGATTTTCAGTTAATTGCAACTGACAGTGACATTGCAGCAGGACAAACATTAGAATATTTTGTTGCAAGCGGCGACGGTGAACTTCCGCCAGGAATACAACTTACCCGAGACGGACGAATAGTAGGTGTTGTAGATCCTGTTCTTGCAATTGATACACTTGCAAATAGCGGATACTATGATTCAAATTCTTACGGTGAATATCCTTTTGATTTTGGTGTAAGAAGTGCTAATGGGTACGACAGCTTTTTTTACGATATTAAATTTTATGACAAAAGTATTGCTACTAAATCACCTAAGAAATTAAACAGAAACTATCAATTCCGTGTTAGTGTCAGCGACGGTGATACAATTGAGAAAAGATTATTTAGAATATTTGTTGTGGGGGATGACTTCCTACGTGCAGATAATACTATTATGCAATCAGGCAATACGTTGTTTGGTGCTGACGCTTCTCATATTAGAACTCCAATATGGTTAACACCTGCAGATTTAGGATACAGACGAGCTGACAACTATGTTACTTTATATATGGACATAATTGATGCTTCTGATATTGTAGGATTTGTAAATTATACCCTTGAAGATTTTAATGATGACGGTAGTGAAAGTATTATACCTCCAGGAATAGAACTAGATTCCGGAAGTGGCGAATTAGCTGGCGTTGTACCATATCAGCCTAGTGTTACTAAAGAATATAAGTTTACTGTACGTGCTACTCGATACGTAGGTCCTGCTACTAATACTGCACAGATTAATTTTACAACATACGAAGAAACATTTGCTCAAACAAGAACACCGGCTGTTAAAATAATAAGAAACAACTTGTACGAGATTTTAACTGTTGAAAATACAGACTTTACAACAATAGGTGCTCCTAATAATACTGTTGGAACACAATTTAGAGCATCGGGTGCAACTTCAGGAAAAGGTACTGTTAAACAAGCATCAGGCCCATACAAGTTAAAAATTAATAAAAAATCTAATATTGAAGTATTGCTAGACCAAACCTTTAATATTAAAGGTACTATTTTTAAAATTACAACAATTAATAATAAAAATCCATTATACGATGTACTAACACTTTCTAAGCCTTTAGATGCATATCTAAAGAAAGATGAAACGTTTACTAAAACAATAGTAACTGCAACAGTAGACACAAACTCTGCATTTAAAAATAAAACATTCACTGTTAAACTGCTAGGCAAGATTGACTCACGTATTGTTTGGCAAAGCGTTAAAGCACTAGGTACAATTAATGCAAACTTAACTAGTACACTTAATGTCCGGGCAACTACTAGCGTTCCTAATGCTGTTGTAAGATATAGTAAAATTAGTGGAAGATTGCCAAATGGGTTACGTATATCAATTGATGGTGAGATCTCTGGCAAGGTACAACAGTTTGGCGAAAACGTATATAAAAGTTTTTGGAAACCTGCTAGAAATTATGTAGCAAATGACATTGTAAAAGTTAATACAACTTTATATAAATGCTTAATTGCTCATACGTCAGATGCTGACTTTGTTACTGATACAGCCAAGTGGGAAGTGTACGAAGCATTTGCAGTATCTGGGCTAACAACATTTGACGGGAATGATAATATTCTTGATTCCGGCACAACTTCAATTGACAAAACATACACGTTTACTGTTCAAGCAGAAGATCAGTTTGGCTTTAGTGCTACTACTAAGTCGTTTACTATAGCAATTAACGATCCAAACGAATTAACATTTAGTAACATTTATATTAAACCATTTTTAGGTGCATCGCAACAATTTATATACAATAGTTTTATTAGTGATCCTATTGTGTTTACTCCGTCTTCAATCTATCGACCAAACGATACAGAATTTGGTTTACAGAAAGATTTACGGATGTTAATGTATGCAGGTATTGAAAATGTTGAAATGGATAAATTTGTTGGTGCTGCTGCAAAAAATCATCGTAAAAAACAGTTTCAATTTGGTGAAGTAAAAACAGCAGTAGCATACGCTCCGGGTACACGAGATGCAGTATACGAAGTAGTATATGTTGATATCATTGATCCACTAGACAGTAATAGCGGCACTGTTAAACAAAGTATTAATGTAAAAACAAATAACAAACGTCTTATAAACAATGGTAGTTACGAAGAAAATGATAATACTTCAACTACTATAAACCAAGAGCCGGATAGGTTTCGACCAATTACAAATACACTAAAAATTGACAGTGATGCCATAAGCATTGACGAATCTACGCAAACTAAAAAATATATTAGTAATATTACTAATATGCGAGATAGAATTGCTCAAGTCGGAGTAACCGATAATAACTTTTTACCACTGTGGATGCGTACACCGCAGTTAAATAACATCGAAGAACTAGGGTATATTCCTTGTGTTGTTCTTGCATATTGTAAGCCCGGCACATCGAGAGATATATTCTTAAATATAAAAAATAATAATTTTATATTTAATTCAATCAATTTTGAAATAGATAGATACATTATAGACAGCACTAAAGGTAAGAGCAATGAGCAGTACATTGTTTTCGCAAATTATGATTTTAATATTTGATAACATAAATACTGTACTAGGAGAATAAACAATGTCAGCCATACCAGGAAATAATATAGTAAACGTTGCAGATTTGGACACAGCTTTCCCTGTTCCGGGGCAAGACAACGATTCGCAAGGTTTTAGAGATAACTTTACAGTAATTGATAATAACTTTACATCAACAAAAGCAAGACTTGAAGATTTAGAAGCAAATGCAGTACGTGTTGATTCAACAGGTGCTGGCACTTATGCAACCACAAACGTGTTTGAAGACCTAAGTAGCGGCGGAACTGCAAGACTCACTAAGCCTACACTACAGGCTCAGAGAGAAGTTGTAAAATCTTATTCTAGTGTAACCGGAACACAAATTGTAGATTTTGACGAAGGTAACTTCCATACTATTGCAATGACTGGTAATACTACACTTAACTTTAGTAATGTTCCAGATAGCGGATATTACGGGAAATTTATATTACACATTACTTCAACTGGCACTAATAACTTAGAGTTTAGTAGTAGTCTTACACTACGAGTATTACAAGATAGCGCATCCCCGGCATTCTTTAACGGTACTACTCCTATCGCTCAAGGCGAAATGCACGTTGTAGAAATTTATACATATACAGGCAGTACTGAATACTTTGGTAGATATATTGGTCAATACTCGTAATGCACCCATTATTTGAAGATACAACTGAACTATCTGACAATGACCTAGAAGAAAAAGTTATTGATTTAACTAAACGTTATTGGCAAACTTCTAATCCGCAAGCACAACAACAAATAACATTACTGATTGATAGCTATAGACTTGATTTAGAAACAAGAAGATCTCGTCAAAAACTTGCAAATGAAGCAATAAATAGTCAATCAGAGCTTGACAAACTAATCAAAGTACGTTAAACTATATGTATGCTTATGAAAACAGACTCTCTAGGAATACCACGATTTACAAATAAAGACTTAGTTGATATGATCTATTCAGGTCACGTTGACAAATGTCACGTTGTATTGTGTGATCCTTCAGATGATATTGATAAGTTTAACGCAGCAATGCGTGAACAATACCTCCCCGAGCTTAAACAGTATATTCCAATAGATGTAGAACAGAAAGACTTTGACAATGCGTTACAGTCTGAATGGTTTATGCCTGATGAATATAAAACCCTTAGTGTAAATGAACTTGTGTTTGATCGCTGTAATACTCCAGAAGAACAAGAACGAGCTTATGAAGAATTACAAGAGTTTGGAAAGCGCGGTATGTACAATCTATTACGTTATATGATCTATCTTGTAGACTTTATGCGTAAAAATAATATTGTATGGGGTGTAGGTAGAGGTTCAAGTGTAGCATCATATGTGCTATACTTAATAGGCGTACACAGAATTGATTCAATCCAGTATGACCTGGACTGGAGAGAGTTCTTGAGATAAATACGTATATAATTCATAGGAGAATTAAAATGGCACTTAAAAATAATGCAAGACAAACTTATAGAACTATGCGAGGAAAAACTGTTGATATGGATTTGTTACAACAACGTAACGAATTAACTCCAGCAGTTGGCAATGCTCGTGTAAACGCACGTGGCGACGAATTAGGTCCTGGTGGGAAAATTATTCGAAAGAAAGAAGATATCCTTAACGACTATTATGAAAATTCTGATCGTTTACCTGATGTACCGATGCCTACTAAGGCAGCAGACGCAGCAGTAAAAACAGATCCAGAGTCTAGTAAAGCAGCACCTAAAGGAAAATCCAGAGCTCAACAAAAAGTTGAAGCAAAAGGTATTGAAGAAGATCCTAAAATGGCTGCTGAATTTGGCGACGATGACGAATGGGTTGAAGACGACAGCGGGAATTTTGTACCAAAAAGCGAGGCGTAAATGGAAACTAGTGGCGGTAGTAACGGTCTTACGACACGAATTAAAGGTAGTGTAAGACCAATTCGTAATCGTGTAATTGTAAATAATATGGAGTTCGGTGCTCAAACTACATCGGGCGGAATTATTCTTGCAAGCGACGACGGTAAAGATCAAGGAATTAAACCTCGTTGGGGTTGTGTAGTTTCAAAAGGCGACGAAAATGCAGATCCATACAATATCGGAGATTGGATATTAGTTCAACACGGTAGATGGACTCGCGGATTTGAAGTTGAAATGGAAGACGGTACTGTTGAAATGATGAGAACTGTAGAATCCGAAAGTGTATTAGGATGGCAAAGTGAAATGCCTGCAAATACATTGTTTGGAGATAAATCAGGTGTAGGAAAAAGCACAGTACGGCCAGAAGATTTTGGCGCAAACTAAGAGGTAACAATGACTAACACATTTAAAGATATTGACACATTTGCAACAGCGTGTGATCAACCAGCAAGCCCTGAAAACTACAAAATGTATCTTGGTCTAGTTGACGAAGAATACGGCGAACTTGTAGAAGCAGTTATTGCAGACGACAAAGTCGAACAACTTGATGCACTAGTTGACATCCTTGTTGTTACTATGGGTGCTATTCGTGCCGCAGGGTGGGACGGAGAAGCAGCCTGGAAAGAAGTAATGGACACTAATTTTGCAAAGATTGATGCAACAACAGGCAAAGTACGTAAACGCGAAGATGGAAAAGTACTAAAGCCAGAAGGCTGGAAGGCTCCTGAACTATCGCAATTCATCGACAAGTAAATGATTTAAAAAACTACTTGACTCCTTAGTTACTTTATGCTATAATATACATATAATAACTAAGGAGTTTTCTTATGATGTTTCCAACACCACAAAGCAGTGGCTTAGGCACAACTGGTGCAACAGGTATTGCACTTATGATTTTACACACAACAGGATTTCTTGTAGGTTGGGCTTGGCCACTACTTTATGTTTTTCTTATTATTTCTGGCATTGGTCAAGAAAATAGAAAAGGCAAAAAATAATGGCAACACACGGCACTATTGACCTAGAGACTATTGACACTAGCCCGAGCGCAACTGTACTATCACTAGGAGCAGTTAAGTTTAATCCGCTAGATGACAGCGAACCGCACTCAGAGCTTTACTTAAAAATTAATATTGACGAACAAGATGCACTTGGCCGTACTGCAAGTGACAGCACTATTGAATGGTGGGGTAAACAAGATCCTGCTATTATGGAAGAAGCATTTGACCAAACCGGAGCAGTAAGTGTTCAAGAAGCACTACGTCAAATTAGCAAGTGGGTCGTTGGTGTTGATACATTATGGGGTCAAGGTTACGGCTTTGACTACACAATATTAGAAGATATGTTCCGCAAAGCAGGAATGAATATTCCTTGGAACTTTTGGATCATTAGAGATTCACGCACACTATTTGGATGTTGTCAAAAAGATCCACGTAAAGCAATGCAAAACAATTTACATAATGCATTAGCAGATGCATACTTTCAATCAAAAGCAATTCAAATTGCATACAGCGAACTAGGACTAAAAAGATGAACCCGGAACCAAAACCACAAAACGCAAGCGACAAAGCGATACAAGAATTTTTAGACAATGGCGGAAAAATACAACACATAGAACCAGGTGTTACTAGCGGTATTGAATATAAGTCTAGCTTCTACGGCAAGAGAAATAAAAAAGCAGAACAAGCCAACGAAACATCCGTCGACAAAGAAAAAAAGTAAAAAGATTAGGATTTAGTAATGAAGGACTCAAAACAGAAATTGCAAGATGTAATAGATAAGACTATACATCAAAAACAACAGTTACAGTTTCAAGAGAAAACAGTTAAAGATCAAGCAAAGTCTATCGAAGAGCAACGCAAGCTAATAGATAAATTGAATCAGGAGAAACCAGATGGCTAGATTTATTGCAGCAATGGATCACAGTGGTGGTTCAACCGGAGGCGTACTAGAACGCTACGGACAACCCTACACAGAAGCAGACAAGATGATAAAAGTACACGCAATGCGTATGCGTATGGTTAACTCACCTGACTTCAACGACAAAAACATCTGGGGAGCAATCCTCTACAGTGACACAGTTACACGTGGAATGGTTGACATCTTGGACGATATGGGTATTGAAACATTTCTAAAGATTGACAGTGGCTGTGAAGAAAACGGTATGCTCAAACAGTTTCCAATAAAGCAAATGTTAGAGTTTGCTACAAGACGTACTCCGGAAGACGGATCTATCGGTGCTCAAATTTATGGCACAAAAATGCGTAGTATTGTTAAGAGGAAAGATATGGTTAGGTCAGTTCTTACACAACAGTTTCAACTAGCAGAAACTATTTGTAGTTACGGACTTGTGCCTATTATTGAACCAGAGGTTCCTATTGATCATCCTGAGAAGGCAGAGATCGAACGCGAGCTACACGAACTATTAGAGAAGTTTTTAAATGAGAAAAAATTTAAAGTTATTCTTAAACTAACACCACCTGAAATTCCTAACTTGTATTATAACTTAACAGTACATCGTAATGTACGCAAGGTTGTTTTCCTAAGCGGCGGATACAGTACAGGAGTAGCGTGTAATAAACTTAGCCTTAATGAAAATGTAACTGCAAGTTTCAGTAGAGCATTATCACAAGATTTACTTTACGACTTGACAGACGACGAGTTTAATGCTACAATAAGAAATAATATTAACCTAATAACAGAGGCAAGTGAATGAAAGATTTATGGGTAGAAAAGTATCGTCCTAAAACAGTGGACGGCTATGTGTTTCGTGATGATGCACAGCGTAATCAGGTAAATACCTGGATTAAAGACAAAACTATTCCGCATTTGCTGTTTAGTGGTAATGCAGGTATTGGTAAAACAACACTTGCAAAATTATTGTTTAATGAATTAGAAGTAAATGATTTAGACATTTTAGAAATTAACGCATCGCGAACAAACTCAGTAGATGACGTTCGTGATAAAATTGTAAACTTTGTACAGATGATCCCATTCGGGGACTTTAAGGTTGTATTACTAGATGAGGCAGACTACTTATCTCCCAACGCTCAAGCGGCACTTCGTGGTGTTATGGAAGAGTATCATACTACTTCTCGTTTCATTCTTACTTGTAACTACCCAAATCGTGTTATTCCCGCTTTGCATAGTAGGTGTCAAGGTTTCCACATTGCTAAAATTGACCAAACTGAGTTCACAGCTCGAGTTGCTGAAATACTTATTACTGAAGGTGTTACTCCTGATTTGGATACGCTCGATACCTACGTAAAAGCAACATACCCAGACTTGCGTAAGTGTATTAACACAGTACAAATGAACAGTGTAGACGGTGTACTTACTAAGCCAAATGAAGGTGATACAGGCACAAGCGACTGGAAACTTGAAATGGTCGAACTGTTTAAAGCAGGTAAGATACAGGCAGCACGTAAATTATTATGTGGAGCAATTCGTCCAGAAGAAATGGAAGAAGTATATCGTTGGCTTTATGATAATATCGAGCTGTTCGGAAGTGACGAGCAACAAGATACAGCAGTAATAATTATTAAACAAGGACTAGTAGATCATACACTAGTTGTTGATCCAGAAATTAATTTGGCAGCAACGTTAATTAAACTAGCAAGAATATGAAAATAAACAAACAACTTAAAAACTTAGGCTTAGTTGCCGGTAAGAAAAAAACAAAACAAATGATATATGTTGGCACGGCTAGTATTATTGTACTCGGATTATGTGTGTTATTTAATATACTATCATAAGGAAACCTAATGACATACTTAGTAACAGATAACTGCATTAAGTGTAAACATACCGACTGTGTTGCAGTTTGTCCTGTAGACTGTTTTTACGAAGCCGACGGCTTCCTTGCAATTAATCCAGACGAATGTATCGACTGCGGAGTCTGCGAGCCAGAATGCCCTGTAGGAGCAATTGTTGCAGACAATGCAATATCATTCGAAGAGCGAGAAAAATGGGACCAAATTAACAGGCAAGTTTCAGATTGGAATGTAAACATTGTTGATCAAAAAGATCCATTGCCAGATGCAGCAAATTGGGATGGGTATCCTAACAAATACGAAGAATTTGGTATAATACCAATTAAGGACATTACAAATGGGTAAAGGCAGTAAAAGACGATTACAACAGATTGCAGATTCACAGATGGAAAGTAACTGGGATGTAATTTTTAATAAAGATAAAAAAACATACAAAGACGTACAACAGGACCTTACCGAGTTAAACAGTGACGGTAATAGAACCCGCGGAAGGAACGGAGAAGATAATGATAAAAGCAATTCTAGCCTGTGACGATTACGGTGGCGTAAGTAAAAACGGCACACTACCTTGGCCACACAATAGCGTAGACCTTAAATGGTTTAAAAGCAATACTGTTAATAGTATTGTTATAATGGGATCTACTACTTGGGAAGATCCTGGTATGCCGCGACCATTACCAAAACGTACTAACGTACTAGCAACTACTCGTCCAGACGCTTATAGCGGTGCTGATATGTATATTAGTGGCAACTTAAACAACGAAATAACTCACATTGATTATATTAATGAAGGCGTTAATACTTGGATCATTGGTGGCCCTAAAATTATTGAACAAACACTAGGCGTTATTGACGAGTTTTATATTAGCCGTATACCTGGTGCATATGCGTGTGATACGTTTTTACCTTTAAAGAAAATTGAATCATTATTTGAATGTACTTGGAAGGAAGATCACGGCGATGTAGAATTTCAAATTTGGAAGAAGAGATTAACTAAATGAAAGAATACCTAACAGCACTTGAATATATTTTAGAAAATGGCAAAGACCGTGACGACCGTACTGGTGTAGGCACACGTGGTGTGTTTGGCTATCAAATGCGCTTCAACTTGCGTGATGAGTTCCCCGCAGTAACTACTAAGCGACTAGCGTGGAAAAGCGTTGTAAGCGAACTACTGTGGTTCTTAGAAGGTAGTACAGACGAACGTAGACTAGCTGAAATACACTACGGCGATGTGCGTGAAAACCTAATAGGCAAGAGTACTATTTGGACTGCTAATGCAGATAAACAAGGAAAGGCTCTAGGGTATGTAAACGACGATATGGCAAAGAACTTAGGCCCAGTATACGGCAGTCAATGGCGTAGTTGGAATGCTCGGGGTCATCACGTGGATCAAATTATTGAAGTTATGAAAAGTATCTACAACGATCCTACTAGTCGTAGACACATTGTTAGTGCGTGGAATGCAGGTGAAATAGATAAGATGGCGTTGCCACCGTGTCATACTATGTTTCAATTTTATGTACAAGACGGAGAACTAAGTTGTCAACTGTATCAACGAAGTGCTGATATGTTCTTAGGTGTACCATTTAATATTGCAAGTTATAGTTTGCTTACACATATTATGGCTAAGATGCTAGGACTTAAAGTAGGCGACTTTGTATGGACTGGCGGGGACTGTCATATCTACCAAAACCATTTTGATCAAGTTAAAGAACAAATTAATCGTGTACCAGTAAAGGGTCCTAAACTATTAATGCCAGAGTTTGGTACATTGTTTGAGATTCTCGAAGCTGACCCTACAATGTTTGTATTAAAGGATTACAATCCAATGGACAGTATTAAGGCGCCAATGGCTGTATAAAATATGATGGGCCACGGCTACTACGGCAGCTCGCTTTCAGACCAACATTCGTATGAACGTAAGTTTGCCTGGCTGCCTGTAGTAACTAATAGTAGAAAACGGGTGTGGCTAAAGTATTATTGCATTAGACACACCTACTACGATAATATGGGCAAGCCTCCTATAAAGGGTCTTTGTTGGGATTGTATTTTTACCGAAAATGAATACTTAATGGAATTGTTAAAAAATGAATAAATTAATGGCGTTAACAATTATATGTATAATGACAACAGGATGTTCGGCAATTGCAGTCGTAGATGTTGCTGCTTCAACAGCAATATATGCAGGTAAAACAGTTGTAAACACTGTAGACTTAATAACTCCTGATATAATTAACTACGACGATGACTAAGCATAAGCTAACTGATGCGCAAAAAGAAGAGGATCGCAGGACTAGGATTCAACATCCTCATATGATTAAATCTAAAGCACATTGGGATTGGGAATCAGGATACGGTAATATGGAAGTGCCAGTAGTAATACCTGAGCCTGCTAGTCATACAAAAAAGATTGCGGTACTTGTTATCGCTATAATTGCACTAATAATTTGGATAATTAAATGAAGAATAAGTTTATAAAAACATATATGGATGTTGCAGAAAGTTTTGCAAAACTAAGTTCAGCAGTACGATTACAAGTTGGCGCTATTGTTGTTAAAGATGATCGTATTATTAGTATCGGTTATAATGGTATGCCTAGTGGATGGGATAACTGTTGTGAAGAAGTATTACGAGAAGACGAAGTAGGGTTTCAAGTAACGAAAACTAAACCTGAAGTACTACACGCTGAAGCAAATGCAATTACTAAACTTGCTCGCAGTAGTGAAAGCGGATTAGGTGCAACTATTTTTGTTACTCACTCACCGTGTATCGAATGTGCTAAGTTGATCTATCAAAGTGGTATAAGTACCGTATATTATAAAACTAGCTATCGAAACGACGACGGTATTAACTTTTTAAAAAAATCAAAGGTAGAAGTTATTAAAAATGGATAACACCATAAACACAATAGAGAGAACTTGATATGAGAGATAGATTTCCATTTTTTAGTAGTAATACTGATATAACTTATTTAGATAGTGCAGCAACAAGTCAAACACTTGACACTGTAATTAACGATAGTGTAGATTTTTTATTAAATAGAAAATCAAATAGACACACTAATCATAATATGGGTGTTTGGGTTAATGACAAGTATCATATTGCAAAAGAAAAAGTAGGACAGTGGTTAGACATTAAAGACCCTGCAAAGAGAATTGCGTTTAACAGCGGTGCATCACAAGGACTATATGATGCCGTACAGCTAGTAAAACAACGCTATACAGGGCATATAAGCGTGTACGTAGGCATTGATGCCCACCATAGCCTGTTACTGCCTCTTAGAGACGCTAGTAATGATATTAAATATATCAATGTACGCAATAACGGTATACTAGATTTAGATGCTGTAGAAGACGCGATTAAGGAAGATTCTGCAACCTGTAAAGTAATAGCAATAAATGCTGTAGGCAATGTATTAGGAACTAAACAAGATTTAGATAGAGTTAGATCATTATGTGAAAAGTATGATGCAATATCAATAATTGATGCTTGCCAAAGTATGGGTAAGATAAAACACAACTATGACGGATTTGACTTTGTTACGTGGAGTTGGCATAAAATATACGGGCCGACCGGCTTAGGTTGTTTAATGCTAGACGAAAAATGGCTATGGTATAATCCAGTTCATCCAGGCGGCAGCAGTGCATCAAGTGTTACTCTTACAGATGTTACCTACCTTGACAATGCTGGAAGATTTGAAAGTGGTACACATAACTTTCAAGCAATATGCACATTGCCAAATTTACTAGATTGGTTAATAGAAAATCAAGAAGCAATAACAGCACACGACGAAATGCTTGCTGAATATGCAAATGAACTTTGCAATACTAAGGTAGTTCCTTCACACACTGGATTAATAAGTTTTGCATCACAATATAGCACCGCCAATGATATATCAACGATGTTAGGTACAGATAGTATATGTGTTAGAGGTGGCAACTTATGTGCCGAGCCACTAGTTGCCGGAATAACAAATAAAAATAATTTAGTTAGAGTTAGTTGGGGTGCCTATACTACTAAAGAAGAAATTAAATTTGTATTTGATAAACTTAAAGAAATTGATAAAAGAACAGAAGATTGGGGCAACACTTTGCCACCCCAATCAACTTAGGTCATTCGTCGCCGTAAACTTGTAAAACTTCTTTTACAGCATCGTGCCTTTCAATATCTCCTTGTTCAAATCGGACTACGTCCAGGTGCTTGTTAGTGCCGCGGTTTTCGAGGTGGCCTATAAAGTCAAGTAAACCATTATCTTTCAATCGGTCTGCTTGAGCTAGGTCACCGGTCACGACCATTTCAGAGTTTTCGCCTAACCGCGTTAATAACATCTTCATTTGGTTAGGTGTTGCGTTTTGCATTTCATCTGCAATAATAATTGCATCTTTAAAAGTACGTCCTCGCATATATGCAAGTGGCGCAATTTCAATTATGCCTTCTTCAATCATCCCTGTAATTTGTCGTGCTTCGAAATAGTCTCGTAACACATCAAAAATTGGTCTGGTCCAAGGCGCCATTTTTTCTTCTAGCGTTCCTGGTAAAAACCCAAGATCTTCGTCAACCGATACTGCTGGTCGTGTTACTATGATCTTGTCAACAGATCCTTCCTTGAATTTTTTTACAGCTGCCTGTACAGCAAGCATCGTTTTACCTGTACCGGCTGGGCCGATAGCAAAAAGTATTGACTTTTCAGCGTCAAGTAATTTTAGGATATACGTTTCTTGATGTTTATTTCTTGGAAGTAATTGTACTGTTTGTTTTTTTGAAAAAGTGTTGAATTCGATAACATTGCTGTTACCTTGAGTTGTTGCCCGTTTCTGAGCTTTTCTTTTTGCACCCATTAAGTCCTCCTATTGAGCTATGGATTTGATAGGACTGTGCCAAGGTAGGCATCGTCCTACAAAAGTATTTACCATTTGCTGCGCATCGTAAAAGTATAGTTTATGTTTTCGTTCCGGATAAATAAGTATGTAACCAAATAGGACTCTCACATATGCAAGACGTATTAGATATTATAAAAAATGTTGAATCAATTTACGATAGTAATACTTCATTCAATATATTAAAAGACTTTGAAAAAGTTCTAGACGAATTAGATTTGTACGTCTATAAAAATTGGGAAGACGGAGAATTGTGCGAAGGGCCTATTATAGATAGACACTGGGTTGCTTGTTCGTTTATGTGGGATAGAGCTGATATGCCAGACCCAACGGGCGGAAAACGCTTGCTTGATTATGACTGCAAGGTATCCTATGCTAAAGACTCACTGATAGTTCCGAGAAAAATTACTAAGCCCGATGATATGCGTCCTGGTAGTAAAAAAGGTAAACTAGATCGTAAAGATATTTGGATTGTAGAAATAAAGATGCCTAAAAAACTTATTGCTGATATTGGTGGGGCATCGGATTTAAATAGCTATGCTGAAGAACCGGCAAACGATGCTCAGAGTCAAGCACAAGCCGAAGCACAACCTGCAGATGTAGCAGTAGCTGATCCAGCAGTAGCTGATCCAGCAGTAGCACAGGAGACAATTTAATGGGATTACGTCAAGGCGCATTAAAAGATATGATGGATAATATCTTTGAAATAGATTCATTTGCTAGTAAAATGGGTGCTGATAAAGATATTATTACACTAAGTTTTAGCGTAAAAGAAAAAGCCCCAGCAGATGATTTAATGCACTTCTTAGAAAGAGGTTATAACTTTATCTTAGATGCAGATGTCACAGCTGGTGAACAATCAGACGGTACATATAAAGTATTTGTAGAAATGGCAAGAGATAAAAAAACATACGAAAATATACTAGAAATTATAGGTGGTGTTAAAAACCTTACTGAAATAGATAATTTCAAATTTAGATATTATAAGAATTGGCGGTCGCAAGATTTGTCACAAGAAACATTAGAAGAACTAGTTCCAAACGATCCAGATAATTACGGCATCAAAGTAGAAGAATCACGTATGGAAAACTATAAACAATTTTTTAATAAAAGTTTTGTAGATCAAGTTAATCTAAAAGAAACTACTTTAACTATCAAAAAAGCGTATGCAGATCCGTTAGCTTTTGAATTTATTGATTTTGGTGATGTTAATCCAATCAAAGATAACATTGATGGTAAGTTTGACATAATGGAAAGTTATCCTGAAATACTCTTTTTAACCAAGTACATCGGCGACTACAACATAAGTAAGTATGGAGACAAACTTGTTTTTGAAAATGAAGGCAAGGGTCTAGTATTAAAAAGGATCTAAAATGTTTGAATTACAAAAAGAACAACTAGCACAATTAATTCCAGGTAACAAAGAAGTTGACGCTTGGTACGAAGCTCTAGTAGCAGTTATGCCTAAATATGGTATTAACACAGAAAGAAGAGCTGCACACTTTATCAGTCAGTGCGCTCACGAAAGTAACAACTTTCGTTCATTACAAGAAAATTTAAACTATAGTGAAAAAGCACTCAAGGCTGTGTTTGGACGTTACTTTGGTGATGCTCCAAAAGCTAATGCAGCAGAATATGCACGTAACCCAGAAAAGATTGCAAACCGTGTTTACTTTGACAAATATCGTAAGTACAAGATGGGCAATACAAACGAAGGTGACGGTTGGTTATTCCGCGGACGTGGACTAAAACAACTTACTGGTCGCGAGAACTACACCAAGTTTGGTGCTAGTGTAAATATGACAGCAGAAGAAGCAGCAGAATATGTTGCAACTCCAGCTGGTGCAGTAGAGTCAGCTTGCTGGTTCTGGGACACTAAGAAACTTAATAACATTGCGGACACAGACAACGTTACAAAGATGACTAAAGTTATTAACGGCGGCAACATTGGTCTTGCAGATCGACAACAGCGTTATGCTAAAGCAATGGAAGTATTTGGTAACCCCGTAAGTATTGTAGAAGATGACGGCGATGACAACTTTGACATCGACGAAATTGGTGTACTACGTAAAGGCTCACGTGGCGAAGGCGTTAAGATGATGCAAGAAGCATTAGGCGTTGGAGCAGACGGAGCATTTGGTCCAGGAACAGAACGTGCGCTTAAAGCGTGGCAAACAGCTAACGGATTAACTGCCGATGGCATTGCTGGTCCTGCAACACTCGGAGTACTCTTAGGAGACTGATATGTTTGGCTCATTAAAAATTGCTATTATTTTTGTTATTATCGGCTTAGCTGGTGGTGGAGTATTGTATGTTAAAAAACTGCAAAACGACCTAGAAACAGCACAAGCAAATGTTGCAAAAATGGAAGTAGCTGTTCAAATAAGTGAAGCAAGTTTAAAACTTGTAAACGACGAAACAGCAAGACTGGGTGATCTAAATACACAACTCAGTACAGATTTACAAAAAGCAGAGCAGTACGGAGATGAACTTCGTGCTACTCTACAACGTCATAATTTGACACACTTGGCTACTAAGAAGCCAGGTTTAATTCAACCAAGAATGCAAGGTGCAACGGATGAACTTTGGAATGACTTGGAGTCTATTACTAGCAATACCGCTACTAGCGAGTTGCAGTCTACTGACTCCGGAAGCACAGATACAAATAGTAACTAATACAGTAAAAACTACTGTACCAATAGTTGCTCACCCTAAGCCTGTTCAAATGAACAGAGTTAAAATCTATGTGGTTAACGAAGATAACTTCGAAGAGTTTAAAGAAACGTTTTATGCTAAGAATGGCGAAACTGCCTGGATTGCAATTAGTGTAAAAGATTACGAAAATCTTTCGTTAAACTTTGCTGAGCTTCGCAGATACATTCAACAACAAAAAGAAGTTATTGTATACTACGAAGAAGCTGTTAAACCTGAAGAGGTTGACAAACAAGAATAGTTTTGTTATACTATTAAAATAATAACTAAAAATTTATGGCATATTCACAAAAAGTAGTAGATCGTTTTGAAGACGTTCTAAACAACCCGGCAAAGCACGGCGTAGGCCGCTTTGATCCAAAAGATCCTAATGTAGCAACAGGAATGACAGGAGCACCGGCGTGTGGCGATGTTATGAAACTTGATTTAAAAGTTAATCCTGACACTGATGTTATTGAAGATGTAAAATTTAAAACATACGGATGTGGCAGTGCAATAGCAAGTTCGACAATGTTTGTTGAAATGCTTACTGGTCTTACAATGACAGAAGCATTAGAAATCAAAGATAGAGATATTGCTGAAGCATTAGAACTTCCTCCAATTAAATTACATTGTTCAGTGTTAGCTGAAGATTCAATTAAACGTGCCCTACAAGACTGGGACGAAAAGAAAGCGAAGCGTAAACATAACGGAGGACCAAAATAATGCCATTAAAATTTAAACCAAGCCAAACAATTAGAGATAAATCTGGTAAAACTAGAACCGAACACTTTTATATGAAGTCTACGTTGATGTCTGATTTAACCGAGGCGTTAGAAAATAAGAACACACATCCTAAAAGACGTCAGAAAATTCGTAATGAACTTTTTAAACGCTCCATAAAAGAGTGAAAGAACGATTAGGAAATTTAATTAATCGTTTCCTAGAATGGTCTTTCCAACGTAACGCTACCAAGCAATTCAACAAGTCTCAAAAAAACAATAAATAACTATTAAGCTAGTTCATACTAGCAATAGAAGATACACTAAAAACTAAAATAAGGGGACGCAGCCGTGGCGTATTCAGATAAAGTGTTAGATCATTACGAAAATCCTCGTAATGTTGGTAAGTGGGATCCGGCAGACAACATCGGAACTGGAATGGTAGGTGCTCCAGCTTGTGGTGATGTTATGCGGTTACAAATTAAAGTAGAAGAAGGCATTATTGTTGATGCTAAATTTAAAACATATGGTTGTGGTAGTGCTATTGCAAGTAGTAGCTTACTCACTGAATGGGTTAAAGGTATGACATTAGAAACAGCAGGTGAGATAAAGAATACCGATCTTGCAACTGAACTTGCTCTTCCACCAGTTAAAATACATTGTAGTGTACTAGCAGAAGATGCTATTAAATCTGCAATAGCAGATTATAAATCAAAGTGATAACAATTACTGAGGTTGGTGCAGAACGTGTAACTGGCTTCTTAGAAACCCGTGGCAAAGGCCTAGGACTTAGAGTTAAGATAAAAACTACTGGGTGTTCGGGGTATGCGTATGTTTTAGAATTCGTTGATGCACTTAATGATGACGATACTATGTTTGACTCTAATGGTATAAAAATTATTGTTGATAAAAAGTCACTAGTAATGATAGATGGAACTCATCTAGATTATGTCAAAGAAGGACTCAACGAAGGGTTTCAATTCAAAAATCCCTGGGAAGACGCAACTTGCGGATGTGGCGAATCATTCACTCTTAAACAGTAAATAATAATAAATACACATAGTAAAATAAAAAAGGGTTTATTATGTGGGATTTAATCGAAAGACTAACGGGCGATACTTTGTGGATTTACACAAGTATACTTGGCGCAATAGCTGGCGCTGCATTTCTAGCTTATTTCAAAGATACAACAGCAGGGCTTTGGTGCTATGCTAAACTAGATCAATTCTTAGACTTCTTAGTTGTAAGATGGGGGTTGACTTGGTTCGAACAGCCTGCTGACGCCTGGCGTAAAAAATATCCCCACGTTACTAAAAAGATTGATGAGTTAGAAGCTCGTCTTGCTAAACTAGAGGGAAAGAAAAATGGCAAATAAGAAAACAATAACAGTTGATGATTCAGTTGCAGCAGCAATGGATGCAAACGGAGATGGACATATCTCCGCAGAAGAAATGGCAATGGACCTTGAGTTCAAACGCAAGCGTTTAGAAGATCAAGATGCTATGCGTGACGCACAGCGCAATATGGCCTGGTTCGCATTGTTTGGTATGCTACTATACCCGTTCGCCGTTGTACTAGCAGTTTTAGCGGGCTTAGACCAGGCTGCAACAGTACTAGGGTCAATGGCTCCTACATACTTTGTATCTGTAGCAGCAATTGTAGCAGCGTTTTATGCTAAAGAAGCTGTAGTCAATAAGTAAAAACTCTAATAGTCCGTGCGATAAGTAATTGTATGGACTATTATTCTATCTTAGGTGTTCCTAAGAACGCTTCCGAAAAAGATTTAAAAAAGGCATACAAGAAAGCAAGTATGCAGCACCATCCTGACAGGGGTGGCAACGAAGAAACCTTTAAACAGGTAAACGAAGCATACTCTACATTAAAAGATCCGCAAAAACGTGCAGCGTACGACAATCCTCAACCACAGTACAATTTTAATACAGGCAATATGCAAGGTCATCCGTTTGAAGATATGTTTTCAGGTTTTGGTTTTGGCGCACAACGTGGTAGACAAAGACGCAATAGTGATGTTACAATAGGACTTAACTTAGATTTAAAAGATGTATTAACCGGTAAGAATCTTACTACAAGATATAGACTAGCAAACAATAGAATTAAGGAAGCAGACATAGATATACCAATTGGCGTTCCAGACGGGATTGGTATTCAGTTTCGCGGATTAGGAGATGATACAATTCCTAATATAGCGCCCGGAGATTTAATTGTTAAGATAAAAATTAAAAATCCACCAGGTTGGAGTCGGACAGGAAATGATTTGAAGACAAGTGTTTTTATTACTATCTTTGATTGTTTGTTAGGCGGAGCGGTAGAACTTGTTACACTTGATGGGAAAAGAATAAGAATTACTATACCAAGAGGAACACAGCCAGGAGCAGTATTTAATGTAGCCGGTCACGGCATTCGTGATATGCAACTAGGCCATCGAGGTAATTTATTTGTAGAAATAAAACCTGTTGTACCAAATATTAAAAATGAAATTATACTACAAGACATAGAGAGAATAAAAAATGCACTTAATTAAATCACCAGATCCGTGGTTACAGAAAAAAGTTGAACCATTTGACTTTGATTCGAACGATGCTGACACTATAAGTAAGGAAATGGTCGAGCTTATGACCACTTCAGGAGGCATTGGCCTAAGTGCTAATCAAGTAGGACTAGATGCACAAATATTTGTATTAAAACCGCATTTATTAGAAGACAACAATCCGCTTACTATAATTAACCCTGAACTAGTAAGTGTAACAGTTAACTACGAAGATATGCCGGAAGGATGTTTAAGTCATCCTGATTTATATTTAAAAGTTAAACGTCCACGCGGATTGGTTGCAAAGTATCTTGACATTAACGCAAAAGAGTGTAAAATAGAACTATACGATATAGATGCAAGATGTTTTTTACACGAGTATGATCATCTTCAAGGTATAGAATTTACTGATAGAGTGTCACGTCTTAAAATAGATATGGCAAAGAAAAAACAAAGAAAATTACAGAGGAATAAGATAAATGGTTGAACCAAGTGCAACACTACAATTAGTATTTGATAAATCTATCAAGGATGCGAAAAAATTACAGCACGAATATGTTACACTAGAACATCTAGTGTTTGCAATGTTATGTGAGGAAAACTTTCATAATCTAGTAACAGGGTTTGGAGCCGATGTTGATTTTCTTAAATCAAATTTAGAGCATTATTTAAAAAATAATCTAGACGAAATTAAAATTGAAGAGAAAAAATATAAGCCTAAAAAAACACAGACTGTAGAGCGTGTTCTTAATAGAGCATTTACTCAAGTATTATTTCACGGACGTCCAGAAATTGAATTAACAGATGTATTAATTAGTGTGCTATCTGAAAAGAAAGCAATGGCTACATATTACTTAGAGCAATCTAAAATAACAAAAGAATCATTTGCAGAATATGTTAGTTCTGAATTAGGTGATCCTGAAGAAGAAGCTGAAATGTCAGGTGCTTCACAAAAAGCACTTCGTGCATTTACTACTAACCTTAATGACGAAGTAAAACAAAATAAAATTGATCCTGTTATCGGACGTTCAGAAGAACTAGAAAGTATTGCACTTGCACTAGGTCGTCGAGCAAAGAATAATGTACTGATGGTAGGCGAGCCGGGTGTTGGTAAAACTGCTATTGCAGAAGGACTAGCTTGGAAAATTGTTAACGGCGATGTGCCAGAGTTTCTAAAAGAATATGCAGTATACAATCTAGACATTGGATCACTACTAGCAGGTTCGAAATATAGAGGCGACTTTGAAGAACGTTTTAAACTTGTACTTGCCGGATTAAAAGGCAAAGGTAAAACTATTATGTTCATCGACGAAGCACATATGATTAGCGGTGCTGGCGCAGGTGGCGGAAATAGTTCTAACGATCTTGCAAATATGTTAAAGCCTGCATTAAGTAAAGGTAACATTAAAGTTGTTGCATCAACTACTTGGGAAGAATATCGTAAGTACTTTGAAAAGGATCGTGCATTAATGCGTCGATTCCAACGTGTAACTGTTGATGAACCTACACCAGAAGTAACTAAGGATATCTTGCGTGGCATTAAGAAATACTACGAAGATTATCACGCAACTGAAATTACAGAAAGTGCTATCGAAGCGGCTGTTAAACTTTCAGTTAAGTATCAAGCAGACAAAAAACTACCTGACAAAGCAATTGACTTAATTGATGTTGCGTGTTCACGTTTTAATTTAATTAAAGTAGTTGGTGATAAAATTGTAACCGAAAGTAGTATTCAGTTTGAACTTGCTAAAATGCTTAACTTACCTGAAGAACAGGTTGCAGAAAAAGAAACAGAGAATCTTGCAAATCTTGATAAAAACTTAAAGTCTACAGTATACGGACAAGATGATGCTATTGATTCAATTGTTGATAAAATTCTTGTAAGTCAAGCAGGACTCAAAGCAGACGATAAGCCAGTAGGTTCGTTTGTGTTTATGGGACCAACTGGTACAGGTAAAACTGAAACTGCTAAACAGTTAAGTGCGGCACTAGGTGTTAAACTTGTACGCTTTGATATGAGTGAATACCAAGAGAAGCACAGTGTATCTAAACTATTAGGTTCGCCTCCAGGGTATGTTGGACACGATGAAAAGGGAGGACTGTTGATTGAAAAGATTCAAGAGTCTCCTAACTGTGTACTATTACTTGACGAAATAGAAAAGGCACACCCAGACGTATCGCAGATACTATTGCAGATTATGGACAATGGTAAAGTAACTGGTGCTAATGGTAAGGAAGCTGATGCACGTAATTGTATTCTAATTCTTACTACTAACTTAGGTGCTAAAGATGCTGAGAAGAACACTATTGGATTTAGTGAAGACTTTGATGTTGAAAACTACGAAGACAAAGAACTTAAGAAATTCTTTGCACCAGAGTTTAGAAACAGACTTGATGGAGTAATTACATTTGCTAAACTAGGCAAAGAAGTAATGATGAAGATTGTTGGCAAGTTCCTACTAGAACTTAAAAATATGGTTACTGAGAAAAATGTAATAATTGATATCACTGACGAAGCACTAGACTACTTAGTTGACAAAGGCTTTGATCCTAAAATGGGTGCAAGACCATTACAGCGTGTAATTGATAAAGATATTAAACGCCCGCTGTCAAGAGAACTGTTGTTTGGTAATCTTAAAAATGGTGGAAATGTAACCGTAGATGTTAAGGACGGAGAATTAGTATTAAATACTACTAGTATTCCGGAGGAAGCAACTGTTGCAGAATCATCAGACAACTAAACTATTTTGGGGGGAATACCTATACAAATTTACATTTAATAATAGTATAGGATATATATTTCGTGACAAGAACTTTTCTAGAGCTAGAGAAGTTCTTGATCAACTCCAAACTGATTACGAACGCGGCAACCCATTAATAATAAAAAAATGGAGTCGCGAAGTTCCACTAAGTGAGCTTTCATTTCTTGATGCTAAAACACTTTATAAATTTCTAAGTCGAGCAAACAACTATCAACTTAGAATTGAAGGTAATTCTACTAACATCTATTCAAATAATAAAGAGTGGTTGCATACTATTAAATGTGCAATTAATAAATCTAATTGGGTAGGATTTTGGGAACCTAGTGAGTATAGTATTAATATTCTTACTCCAAATACTATAATGGTTGACAAAGCCAATGGTTACGAATTTAAAGTTACATTAGGTCCTAAACAAAGCGATACGCACGGATTTGCCAACTGGGCTCGAGGAAATCCAAACCAAGTACGTGTTGGTCCTGTATTAATGAATAATTTAGAAAGCCAAGGATTTGTTAGTGATTTATACTTTTATGCTAGAGACGAAAAAACTGTACAATTATGTAGCCTAATGTTATCTAATATAAGGAGAGTTGATAAATTAGTTGTGCAACCTATTAATGATAAATAGTTGTATGAACAGTGAAACCATCTTATCAGCAAATACACATCTAGGGGACAGTACTATAGAGACTGTAACTGGAGAGAAATTCAAAGGCGACGGTTACTACGGACGTAGTGACGGTTTCCATACCGTACAATACAGCTACGCTGGGTTAACAGGAACAATAACTATACAAGGCACCCTTGCTACTAGTCCTGTTGATAGCGACTGGTTCGATGTACATACATATACAGCATCACAAGAAACAGCAAGTAAAGTAGCTAACTTTACGGGCAACTATGTATGGATTAGATCAAAAGTAGTATATACTGATGGCACTGTAACCAAGATTCAACTAAATCATTAAAGGTAGTAATAATGGAACATTTTGTAAGAGTAGTAATGGAGAAGCAAGATAATTTAAACGAAAGTTTAAATGAGTCAGTATTTCCAGGAAGTGCAATATACGAATCCGAACAAGGTGCTAGTATATTTGAAATGCCTTTACCAGCAGAGCTAAGTGAAGAACAAGCAGAAGAATTTGCTAACAAACTAGCAGATTATGTTTTTGAACAAGGTTATGAAGACTTTGATATTGAAATTAGTGCTGACGGTGATGTATCTGAAGAAGAAGAAACATACGAAGACGATGATGATTTCTTTGCCGAGTACGGTGAAATGTGGTACAACGAAGACGATGATCCAATTGACGAAGCAGAGTACCAAGGTCGTAAAGTTAAACTAGGCAAGCCTATGCAAGGTGATGTTAAGAAGTTTAAAGTTTATGTTAAAGATCCCAAGACAGGCAATACTAAAAAAGTAAACTTTGGACACGGCGGTAGCAGTGTTAAAGGTAAGGCTATGAAAATTAAGAAAAATAATCCAGCACGTAGACGTTCGTTTAGAGCAAGACATAATTGTGATAATCCAGGGCCACGTACTAAAGCAAGATATTGGAGTTGTAGAAAATGGTAAAATCCGTAGCAGAAGAAATTAGAGAACTAGGCGATCGTTTAGCAGCACTGTACGACAAGCCAACAGCAGTTGACGAAGCAGGTGGATACTACACTAAAGATGTATTTGCAATGATTGAAAAAGTTGGCGTTGAACAAGTAATGCGTGATCTTTTAGAATTCCTAGATGGTGATGCAATACAAGACTTTGTAAATCATATGGCTAACAAAGAAGAATAAAATGAAATTATTTGAACTAGATAATCAACAAGATGAAATTCCATTTGACGTAGTAGACGATCTTGCTATCTTTATGCGCAACGATCCTATGTTTTATCGTAAGACATTCTTTCCAGCAATGGCAGATGCTAGTGATAAAATAGAAAGAGGTCAAAGTGTTGATCCTGTTATTTTTATAAAACCAGTTGTTGATAAGGCTGTTAAAAGTTATTGCAGTACTTTTATTAGAGATAGACGTTCTGATGATGTGTTTACCGAAAAAGATAAAAAGGCGTGTGTTGATAAGATTAGTGCAGAAGAAATGCCTAACATCAAAAAAGGTATGTATAAGGACAAGGTCTAATGTTATTAAGAGAATTATACGAAGCACAAGCAAAACGTATTGTAGCAGTTATGCCAGGTGGATTTCATCCGTTTCATCCTGGGCATAAAAGTCTTTATGATTGGGCAGTAAAAACATTTGGTCAAGGCAATGTTTATGTTGCTGCAACTAACGACACCGCAGCTAGACCTTTTCCGTTTGATGTAAAGAAGAAACTAGCTTCAATGGCAGGTGTTCCCGAAAGCAATTTCATACAAGTCAAGTCGCCTTTTAATGCTATGAGCTACCAAGACATTGTAGACGACAATACTGCACTTGTATTTGTACGCAGTGAAAAAGACAAAGCTGAACATCCTAAGCCAGACCAAACTAAGAAGAATGGCGAGCCAGGATATTTAAGAACATACACAGGCAAAGATTTAAATTCATCAAACGAAATGGGCTATATGGCATACGGTCCTACTATTAACTTTGACTTTAGTGGTATGCAAATTAAGAGTGCAAGCGAGTTACGTTCAACTTGGCCTAATATGAGTGACGAAGATAAACATAAAGCTGCTGCTCTTATGTACGGCGACGGACACGATGAAGCAGTACAGTTGCTTGATAAAGCCCTTGGCGGTTCTGATGCACCAGTTGAAGAATGGGCAATGCCTGCACTAAAAGGTGCAAAGTATGCATTTCAAATTTCTAAATGGCTATGGAATAATAAATGGGCTATTACATTCTTTATGGGTGCTTGGAAAACTATTGACTGGGCTAGTGATGCAATTGAGTTTACTAGAAAGTATTTAGATAACCCGATTGTACGTGCTATGACAAAATATGCCTTACCAGCAGTAGGTGTTGCTATTGCATTATACGGCGGCAAGAAACTGTATGACGAACTAATTCAAATCAAAGACGAACGTGAACTAGATAAAATGATTAGAGATTTTCAACCTGATATGGATGAGTTAGAAACGCTTAAAGCAGAACTTCAATCAATGATTGCTGAGAAATAGTATGGACGATTTAGAGTATATTAAAAAACTAGCAGGTGTAAACGAATACAAAGGTTACACTGAATATACTCTAGAAAATATCAGTGACGCTGCTAATGCAAATGCTAAGAAGATGCGTAAAGATAATATTAAGCCTGGCGACAAAGAATGGTTTGAACTTTGGTTTAGTCAACCTAAAATGATGAATCAAAATATGCCACGTGGATTTAGAGGACGAACAAAATGAGATTGCGTGACATATTTGAGGATGGAAGAATTGTAAAAGGCGTTAACACTACTCCAGATGTTGATGTAAATTCTATTTCTAAAGAAGCAGCAAAGTTTGGATTTAAGGTAGACAAAGACGGACGTCCGCAAAATCATCCTAGTAATGTAAAAGGCAGCAAAACAAATGTGTTGTTTAACTTAGGTATGGTAACAGAGTCAAAAGACTTTGCAGAAGCACTTGGTGAAATTGCAAGTGCTACAGAAATTTATGTTGATATGGACGGTGTGCTTGCAGACTTCTTTGGTGACTGGGCTAAACTAATGGGTGTGGATAGTTTCCGTGATATTAAAGATGTAAATGCAGCCTTAGAAAAAATTAAAGATACAAATGATTTTTGGTTAAACTTGCCTGTAACAGACAATGCAAAACCGTTACTAGAATTAATTAAAAAAGTAAAAGGCGAATATAGCATTTGTAGTTCACCATTACCGGGTGATAAAAATAGCGAGCCACACAAGCGCGAATGGATTAAAAAGCATCTAGCGTTTTTTCCACCTAAAGAAATTATTATTACACACGACAAAGCAAAGTATGCAACACAGCCAGACGGTACATCTAACATACTAATTGACGACTATGGTGTAAACATTAACAAATGGGAAGCTGCTGGCGGTATAGGATTTAAACACAAAGATCATAAGTTTGAGCGTACTGCTAAAAATATTAAGCAACATATGGATGCCGATGTAGAAGAAGGCAGTTTAATACCAAATCCTGCAAATACATTTATTGCAAAAGCAGATACAGCATATGATCATTATAAGTTAGGTACTAATATAGCCAACTTAAAAAGCGTCAAGAAGGGTGGTAACTATGACGAGCCTGATGTAGTTATTGCTCCTTATGCCGGTAAGAAAGAAATGAAATACTTGCAAAAGCAACTTACACGTATTGGGTACGATGTACAAGATGCCGACGGCTATCAAGACGCACATTATGACGATGAGCCAACAGGCGGAGAAGCACCTCCACAAATGAAGGGGCAAGGTCCACTAGGTAAAGTTAAAGTAAGTAAACTTAAAGGTGTTCAAAAAGAAAGATCATACGAAAAGTTAGCAAAGCAACTTGAGCGTGTACTAGAAGACGACTATGCTCCATTACAGATTGATCGCAAAGGTAGAGTAGTTAACGGACATCATAGACTTGACGCATTGCGTTTAGTAGGTGAAGAATATGCTCGTGTACATATGATTGATGACGTAGTAGAAAACGTAAAAGAAACATATGCTGATGATCAAAGAGAGAAAACAAAACGTACACTTGCTAAACACGAAAAAGCAATGATTCAAAAAGCTCGTGATTCTATTAAGAAGTACGAGAAAGATAAAGAAGATAAAGAAACTAATGAAAACTTTGCAGACGGTAAGAAAAAAGGTAAAAGCAAACCAGGCAGAGTAAAGAAGTCTGGTGCTAGTTGTAATGGTAGCGTAACTGAACTACGTAAAAAAGCAAAGAACGCAAGCGGTGAACGTGCTAAAATGTATCATTGGTGTGCAAATATGAAGGGTGGTAAAAAATGAAAATGTTAGATTTAATCAACGAAGCTGAAACTGATAAAGATAAGAATAAGCGTCATCGTATGGATTTAGACGACCTTGAAAGAGAAATTCGTAAATCAAAAGATGGTATGGACAAAGATACACAAGCTCACATTGATAAAAAACGCAAAGGGCTTGCAGCGAATAAAGCAAAGATGGACGAAACTACAAGTGCGGGAGATGTTGGAGCAGTTGCTGCTCCAGTAGGCGGAATGGTTAGTCGTCAAATGAAAAACAAAGACGGTACTGTAAAGAACGCTCTTGATATTGATACAAATATCCTAGGACAGAAAAAGAAGAAGAAGACTGGGAAGCGATAAATACATTATGCGTAGAAAAGATATATTAGAAGGTCCACTTAAAAACTTCCAGCAAGATATTGCTAAAGGATTCAATGCCACACAAAAAGGCGGCATTCTTGCTCCTGACAGTGTAGAACAGGGTATTAAGAAGTTTTTTACTAAGGTAGATAAGCCTGACACAGATAAAGATAAAGAAGCTGCTAAAGGCGGTGCTGGTACAAAAGACAGTGTTACTAAAGCAGATGCAAAAAAAGTAAAAGGCGACGGCGAAGGCATACTTAATCAAATGGCTGCTAAAAGAAAATATAGTAAAGAACTAGCAGGTTATAAAAATTCAAAAGCAGATCGCACTCCTCCACAGGATGCTAGACTTATTGGAAACGACGGTAAATTATATCACTGGAGCGGAAATAAATGGTTAGTAAGAAATGATACTAACGGACGTTATGAAGTAACAAAGGACCAAGAGTCAATAAAAGCAAGTTGGATAGATGCCGCTGCAAAAGGTAAAACAACATACATTAAGGAAGAAGCAATGAGCAAAGCAATTAAAGAAGGATTAGCCGATTTAGCCGATATGGCTGAAAGAGACCACGAAGTGCAAATGGCACGTGCCGATCTTTATAAGATTGCAAAATATGCTATTAAACTACACGATATGATGAAAAATGTTAGTGAAGCTGAAGGACTTGAAGGATGGCAGCAAGCTAAAATTACTAAAGCAGCAGACTATATCGGAAGTGTATATCACAACCTAGAATACGATTTAAAATTTGCAGACGGAGGCGAAATGCCTGCTGATGCACTAGCAGGTATTTCAGAATCAAAGAAAGACACACATTGCTCAGATAAGTGCTGTGGTGCAGAAGTAAAAAGAGAAGATTGCAAATGTCCTCCAGACTGTGAACATTGTAACTGTAACGATCCTAAGGTTGCAGAAGGTAAAAGCCCACACGCAAAAGGTACTAAGAAGTACAAAAAGCATATGGCAGCAATACACGCCGAGGGTGTTCAAGATACGTATAAACTAAAAATTGCTGAGCAATTGAATAAAAAATTAGGCAAGTAATATGGACTTTCACGATTTACAAAAGAAACTCTTTGATATAGAACCAACTGATATTGCTGCTGATAAAGCAAGGATGATGGCAGAACTTCAGGGCGGTGCAAATGTTCCTGCTCCTGCTCCGTCAATTCCCGAACAAGTAACTGAAAGTTATACTGTTAATGAAGGTTCATTACAAATGGACAAAGACTATTCTGTAAATGAGTTTGCTGCACTAGCAGGTATAAAATTAACTGAAGCACCAATTGCTCCAGCAGTAGCGCCGGATGCAAATAAAGTAGGAATGGGCGCAAAACAAGTTGGTAATAAACTAGGTGCTAAAGGTGGCGCAGGTATGATGTCTAAAGCATTGGGCAAAGTTGCACAAGGTGGTGCATTACCAGCAAATCTTTCTAAACAAATTGCTCCTTTTGCTGCACAACTAGAAGTAATCTTAGGTGATCCAGGATTACGTAATAAGTTTATGGCTATTGTTAAAGCAGCCGAAGCAGTTAGTAAGAAAAATGCAGCAGCAGCGCCAGCACAACCTGTAGAAAGAACATTTACTAGAGACAAGATACAAAAAGAGTCATTTGTCAAAGATGAGCTCTACCGTAGACTAGCAGAGTACGAATTTAAATCTGCAAAAAAGTAACCATTTCAGGTTGACTTTTCCCTAAACATCCGCTATAATATAAGTTAAACTAACACAGGAGTTTAATAATGAGTGATCGTACCTACGGCGCAGAAGAAAAAGCAAAACTTGGAAGACTAGTTAGCGAAGGCGTAACAGTATTACAAGAAGTTGAAGATTTAAATATGGGGTTAAAAGAAACAGTTAAGGCTGTTGCAGAAGAACTTGATATCAAACCAAGTCTAATTAACAAAGCAATTAAAATTGCAAAGAACCGAGATTGGGATAATCACGTAGATGCATACGATGATCTCGAAACACTTATAGCCACGTTAGGTTATGATAAGTGATTGCAAAAACAATACAGTTTTTTAAAGATAGTAAAGAATCTAGCCCATTAGCATTTTATTGCGAAATGGTAGAAGCGTTGTTTTTAATTACAGCAAGCGCAATACTTAGCTTTACTATTCTTGATCCGGCTACAAAACTATTTGTGCCTATGTACCTTATTGGTAGTGTACTAGGTATTATAAGTGCTGTAATTAGACAAGCAGCATTTGTAATAGTGCTGTGTAGCTGGTTTACTGCTATGAATTTATTTGCCTTGGTGCAATTATTTTTATAAATAGATTTACGCCAATAGCAAATAGCTAGGCAAGTTAACGGTTAAGTTGGCCATAAGCAACGAAGGAGAAATGAATGCCATACGTAGATGCGATGTTTGATCGCGATCAGGATATTATTCGTGCCGTTGAACGCAAGGACGGAAAACGACACTTCCACGAATATCAAGCAAAATATACATTTTATTATAAAGACCCTAAGGGCAAATACAAAAGCGTTTATGGTGATCCTTTAAGTCGTATTGTGTGCAAAAACACAAAAGACTTCCGCAAAGAAGTTGCTATTAACAGAGACAAAATACTGTTTGAAAGCGACATTAATCCTATCTTCCAATGTTTAAGTGAAAACTATCTTAACCAAGACGCACCTAAATTGAACATTGCGTTCTTCGATATTGAGACTGATTTTGATCCAGAGAGAGGCTTTGCTGATCCTAGTGATCCGTTTATGCCTATTACAAGTATCTCTGTATATCTACAGTGGTTAGACACTATGGTGTGTATTGCTGTACCTCCAAAGACACTTACTATGGAGCAAGCACGTAAAGAAGTCGAAGGCATAGACAATGTAATGCTAGTTGAAAAAGAAAGTGAAATGATTGATACTTTCTTAACGTTAATTGAAGACAGTGACGTACTAAGTGGTTGGAACAGTGAAGGTTATGATATTCCGTATACTGTAAACAGAACTGCTAGAGTACTAAGCAAAGATGACACACGTAGATTCTGCTTATGGGGACAACTTCCTAAGAAGCGTATGTACGAAAAGTTTGGCAAGGAAAGTCAAACATTTGATCTAGTAGGGCGTGTACACTTAGACAGTCTTAATTTATATCGCAAATACACATATGAAGAACGCCATAGTTATCGTCTAGATGCTATTGGTGAGATTGAAGTAGGTGAGAACAAAGTTGCGTACGAAGGTACGCTAGATCAGTTATACAATCAAGACTTCCGTAAGTTTATTGAATATAACATTCAAGATACTGCATTGCTTGACAAACTAGACAAGAAGCTACGATTTATTGACTTGTCTAATACTATTGCACACGAGAACACTGTTCTTATTCAAACTACAATGGGTGCTGTTGCTGTTACGGAGCAAGGTATTATTAACGAAGCACATCATAGAGGCTTACAAGTTCCTAATCGCAAACAGCGTGATGAGGAAAACACACAAGCAGCCGGTGCATATGTTGCGTTTCCTAAGAAAGGTTTGCACAAATGGATTGCTTCAATGGATTTGAACTCACTGTATCCTTCAGTGATTCGTGCATTAAATATGGCTCCGGAAACTGTAATAGGACAAATACGTCCTGTGATTAGTGATGCTCGTGTACACGAAGATATGACTTTAAAGAAAAAGAGCTTTGCTGGTAGTTGGGAAGGACGTTTTAGTACAGAAGAATACGAAGCAGTTATGGAGCAAAAACGTGACGTTGCATTAAGTATTGATTGGGAAGACGGGCGTAGTGACGTTCTAAGTGGTGCTGAAATTTATCAGCTAGTGTTTGATAGTAATATGCCTTGGATGCTTAGTGCAAACGGTACAATCTTTACAACAGAGTTTGAAGGTGTTATTCCAGGTATCTTAAAGCGTTGGTATGCTGAACGTAAAGAATTACAGAAAAAACTAAAGAAAGCAAAAGACGCAGGCAATGCTGTAGAGATTGAGTATTGGGACAAGCGACAGCTAGTTAAGAAGATTTTGCTTAACAGTTTGTATGGTGCTATTCTTAATCCAGGTTGTAGATTCTTTGACAAACGTATTGGACAGAGTACAACACTTACTGGACGTACTATTGTTAAACATATGAGTGCAGAAGTTAACAACGTTATTACAGGCACATATGATCACGTAGGTAAGTCAATGATCTACGGCGACACTGACTCTTGTTATTTTAGTGCTTGGCCAATACTTAAAGATGATGTTAACAGCGGAAAGCTGGAATGGTCAAAAGAAAAGTGCATTACACTTATGGATCAAGTGTGTGAACAAGCAAATACAACTTTTCCAGACTTTATGATGAAGGCATTTCATTGTCCAAAGAGCAGGTCAGATGTTATTGCGGCAGGACGTGAAATCATTGCACAGTCGGGATTGTTTATTACTAAGAAGCGTTATGCGGCTCTAGTAATTGACAACGAAGGATTTAGAACAGATATTGACGGTAAGGCTGGTAAAGTTAAAGCAATGGGCTTAGACTTGCGTAGATCAGATACGCCTGTGTTTATGCAAGAGTTTTTAAGTGAACTTTTGCTTATGGTACTTACAGATAAGCCGCAAAGTGATGTGCTTGAACGTATCACAGAGTTCCGTCAACAATTCCACGAACGGCCTGGTTATGAGAAAGGTAGTCCGAAACGTGCAAACAAAGTCGGACACTATCGACGCTTAGAAGAAAAACAAGGCAAGGCAAATATGCCGGGCCACGTAAGGGCAAGCATTAACTGGAATACACTAAAACGTATGAACGGCGACAAATATTCGCAAGAGATCGTTGACGGTATGAAAGTTATTGTTTGTAAATTAAAACAGAATCCGCTGGGATATACAAGTGTTGCATATCCTACAGATGAGATGCGTATCCCGCAGTGGTTCAAAGAACTACCGTTTGATGATGCAGCTATGGCGGAGACAATTATTGATAACAAACTAGACAACTTAATTGGTGTGCTTAACTATCCGTTACAAGATACCAAGCGACACAATACGTTTACGAGTTTGTTTGATTTCGGAGAATAATATGAGAATTAAAGTTGAGGCAGAAATTGATACAGATAATGCCAACGACCTAAATACTATCGAAGAGCTAATACAGCTATTAAGATCGTTAGCAGAAAATTACGAGGACTAAAATGAAAGTAGGATTTACTTGTTCAACATTTGACTTATGTCACGCAGGACACGTACAAATGTTACGTGAAGCAAAAGACCAGTGCGATTATTTGATATGTGGATTACAAGTAGATCCTAGTAATGATCGTCCAGAAAAAAACGCACCTATTCAAACTATTGTCGAGCGTTATACGCAACTTAAAGCAATTAGTTATGTAGATGAAATCATTCCATACGGCACAGAGCAAGACCTAGAAGATATCTTGACAATGTACAATATTGATGTTAGAGTATTAGGAGAAGAGTATCGCGACAAAGACTTTACAGGTAAAGATATCTGTAGGCGCCGTGATATTGAATTATACTTTAACAAAAGAGATCATAGATTTAGTTCAAGTGATTTACGTAAACGAGTAACAGAGAGAGAAAATTAATGTGGTTCCTATTAATCCTTAGTATGACCCAAGGTGAATTAAAGTACACAGCAGTTGATTCTTATGATACTGTAGAAGAATGTCATTTGGCATTATTCGATACGTATTTTGAAGATTATCAAGAAGCAATCTGTCTTAAGAGTTATCATAATGATGAATAAATTTATATTTGATGTAGACGGTACACTAACACCTAGTCGTGGTATTATTGATCTAGAGTTTAAAGCGTTCTTTAATAGTTTCTGTTTAATGAATGATGTATACTTAGTTACTGGTAGTGATAAACCTAAAACAGTAGAACAGATTAGTGAAGGAACTTATAACTTATGTAAACGTGTTTACAACTGTTCAGGTGGTGATGTTTATGAAGGCGAACAGAACATAAGATCAAGTGATTGGAAATTGCCTGACCTGGCAAGAACATTTTTAATTAGTTGCGAGTATGAAAGTTTGTTTGATCTACGCACAGGAAATCATATCGAAGAACGTTCTGGACTAGTAAATTTTAGTGTTGTAGGTCGTAATGCTAATGCCGAAGAACGTGCAAAGTATGTAGAATACGATTCATTTGAAGAAGAACGAAATATAATAGCAAACTCGTTTAATATAATGTTTCCTGAATTACAAGCAACTGTAGGCGGGGATACCGGCATTGATATTGCTCCTCGTGGATTAGATAAAAGTCAAATATTAAAAGACTTTAAAGATAACGACACAATACACTTTTACGGTGATGCAATGTTCGAAGGAGGCAATGATAAACCGTTAGCAGATGCACTAAAGAAGTACCAACTAGGTTTTTCACATCAAGTTAATAACTGGAAAGACACTTGGCAACTTCTAAAAGAATTATGATTCAAAAGAAAAACCTAAATACCCTTATAAAATGCTTGACAACAAACAAATTAGGCAGTATAATTTAACTAACAATGGAGAAAAATAAATGAAAGATATCTTACAAGACGTAGTTGCACATACACACGCACTAGGCTTTTTAGCAATAGTTAAAATTAGTAACGACGAAGGCACACAAATTGACTCAATGGCTGAAGACCGTAGTGTTATTTTAAGTGCATCAACACACAATAAAGTAAATGAATTTGTAGGCACATTTGGTATGCCTAACTTAGACAAGTTAGCATTACATTTGAAAAACCCTGAATACAAAACAGATGCTAAAATTGATGTTATACAGGCAGAACGCAACGGCGAAACTATTCCAACACACATTCACTTTGAAAACGCAGCAGGTGACTTTGAAAATGATTATCGCTTTATGAACAAAGCAATTATCGAAGAGAAGTTAAAAACTGTTAAGTTTAAAGGTGCAACGTGGGAAGTTGAAGTTGATCCATCGCAGGCATCAATTGCACGTATGAAACTTATGAGTGCAGCACATTCCGAAGAACCTACATTTAACGTAAAGACTCGAGATGGTAACTTAGTGTTTAGTTTCGGTGATGCAAGTACACACGCAGGCGAATTTGTATTCCAACACGGTATTGAAGGTAAGTTACAACACACTTGGAGTTGGCCTGTAGCACAAGTACAAGCAATTCTAAACTTAGACGGTGACGTTACTATGAGTATTAGTGATCAAGGTGCAATGAAAATTGCCGTAGACAGTGGTATGGTTAAGTACGACTATATCTTGCCAGCGCAGAGCAAGTAACTATGAACAAAGACCTAACAACAGCGCAACAAGATTACGCACATTTCTTACCTGCACTTAGTGGCTTCTATGCAACTTATGTGGGCAAGCAACGCTATCCTGATCCTGTCGACGGTCCTTACGTTCCTGACAACCGTATTCCAAGTAACTTTCAAAACAATGTCGAAAGTTTAAACTATCTTAATGCACAAGAAGGGGCATTCACATATAAGTGGTGCCTTTATAGTGCAGGACACGCTGACTTAGATACAACTAAAATTGTACCTAAAGAAGATATGGTTCGGAATAGAGATAGAGAAAATACTTGGTTGCTAGGCGACAGCGGAGGCTTCCAGATTGGTAAGGGTGTTTGGGAAGGTGATTGGAAAGATCCTAATTGTCCTAAAGCACAAAAGAAACGTGACGGAGTGTTACGTTGGATGGATGCATATATGGACTACGGAATGATACTTGATATTCCGGCGTGGGTTGCACGTTCACCAGCAGGTGCCAAGGCAACTGGTATAAGTACGTATCAAGAAGCAGTAGTAGCAACACGTATTAACAACGACTATTGGATGAAACATAGAACAGGTGCTTGTAAGTTATTAAACGTATTGCAGGGTGAGAATCACGCAGACGCAGATGACTGGTATGAGCAAATGAAAGACTATTGTGATCCAGTTAAGTATCCTGACAAACACTTTAATGGTTGGTCAATGGGTGGGCAGAATATGTGCGATGTACACTTAGTACTCAAACGTATTGTTGCATTGCACTATGACGGGCTATTACAAAGCGGTATACACGATGTAATGCACTTCTTAGGCACAAGTAAACTAGAGTGGGCTTGCTTGCTAACAGACGTACAGCGGGCTATACGCAAGTACTATAACCCCACTATGATGCTTACATTTGATTGTGCAAGTCCGTTCTTAGCTACTGCTAATGGACAAGTATACACGTCAGTTGAAACACCGGATAGAGGTAAGTGGACATATCGAATGGTTCCTAGTGTAGACGAACTAAAGTATGCATCTGATACACGTACATTTAAAGATGCAACACTACAAGACGGAATCTTTAAAACCTTCGAAGACTCGCCATTAAGTGACGGACTATTAGTTAATGACATTTGTACATATAAAAAGGGTGATCGTAATAAAATTGGAACACCTAAAGTAAGTGCAGGCGAAGTTGAACTAGATAAAAATGATGATCCTGTGCTTGACGAAAACAAACAACCAATTGTACGTAAGAAAGATTCAACAAGTTGGGATAGTTTTAGTTATGCTATTCAAATGGGTCATAACGTATGGACACACATTAATGCTGTACAAGAAGCAAATAGACAGTACGATGCCGGTGTTATACCTAAGATGCTTGTACAAGAGCAGTTTGATAGAGTAATGTTTAGAGATGTTGTAGAAGAAATATTTTCAAAGACAACACGAGAAGAGTCATTAGAAACTATTGAAAAGTATACAAAGTTCTGGATGGCTATTCCGGGTACTAGAGGTGCTATTGGTAAAAAGACTGTAAACAGTTCAACATTCTTTGATGCACTATTTGATGTCGAAGCTCCAACTGTAATTGAAGACGAGCTAGATGAAACTAAGTTAGAGGAACTCGAGGATGAGCAACTATGATGAAGTCGAAGCTAAACTTCGCGCACACTACGACGAACTAAAACGGAAACACAGAGAGCTTGACGAAGAGCTTGAAACCAAGTATAATAATATGACAGTTACCGAAGAAGTTCGTAGAATGAAAACTATGAAACTTTATCTTAAAGATGAAATGCATCGTATTAATGCATATTTGATACAAAAAGGCTTAGAATGAAAAGAGATTACGATACAGGCACATCAGACAGTATTACATTCTTTACAGGTGTAGAAGTTGAAAAGACTCCTGCATATGGTATGAAGACGCTGTTTGTTACTGGTCATCAAGACTACAACGAAATTATGAAGTACTATAAGGAAGAAAAATGTGAACATATCTTCTTTGGTGCTAATCATAGTTATGCTCCTGTTACATCAGATAATTTTGAAGACTGGGATCTAATGATTCGTGCGTTTACAGATCAAGGTATTATGTGTAGCTTAGATATTCCAAGTACAATTAATTTGGAATGGTTCTTAGACGGAGGTCTAGTTGAAAGTGATAACTTTATTCCTCAACTACGTGTTGTAGTTCCATATGTTAAACAATGGGGATACAATGCAATGATTAAAATTGACGATAAAGATTTTAAAGCATCTAATCCAGGCGTTTGGTGTCATAGCTTACACGATTTAATGGATAGAGAAAAATTTACCGATTGGGGCAAATATGGCCTTGACAAAGTCCTAAAGTGAAAGTATACTAGTAATATGCAAGAACGCTATCATAACTATATGTTACGCAGAATGAAGGAAGACAGAATGACACAAGAAGCAAGCAGAAGTGTATGGGTAACCTTTCGTAAAGAAGGTGTTCATATGTACCCAGGTGCAGACACTGACCCAAAATTAGCAACAGGCGAGTGGGATGATGTATCATTCCTAGGTATTCCGCATCGTCATATTTTCCACTTTAAAGTTCGCATCGAAGTATTTCACAACGATCGCGATATTGAGTTTATTCAGTTTAAACGCTGGATGGAACGGTTGTATGCGCAGGATGTAATACAACTGAATCACAAGAGCTGCGAAATGATTGCAGATGACTTGTATGAAGAAATCACTACAAAGTACCCCGGCCGCTTTGTAGAAATTGATGTCGCTGAAGATGGCGAAAATGGCTGTTCAATTTATTATCCTAAATGCTAAAAGAGAGTAAACTACAATGGCAAATAACTTCCCTCCTGTCAATAAGATTTTTGACGATTTGGATAAGTTCCGCGACTACTGTCGCTTCGAAGGTAAACCGTTTAATGAAAAGGATCTTTATAAAAGAGATGCGTGGGTGTGGCAAGCCTATGGAAAGTACCAAAACTACCTTCGTGCAAAGGCTCGCAATGGCGGGCGTGATTTTCAACAACGGAGAACCTAAATGACTATCTTCATCGTAGATATTGAAGCAGTAGATACACGTTACACTAAACAGTGGAAGGAGTATTTACCTAAACAACTGCAACGAGCTACGAGTGAAGATGTTGTTGTTATTAGTGGTGGCGAAACTCCTCAGGCAACTACGCCTGGGGCGTTTTTAAACTTTGGTGGTACAAACGTTTACAAGAGTAAACAACTAGAAACTATCGGTGAGATGTTCTGCAAAGGACAAGTAACCGATGGGGACTATTTCTTATACACAGATGCTTGGAACCCTACTGTTATACAATTGAAGTATATGGCAGAACTTCTAGGTGTTGACATTAATATTGGCGGCTTATGGCACGCCGGTAGTTATGATCCACAAGACTTCTTAGGAAGACTTATAGGTGATAAACCTTGGGTACGTCACGCTGAAATGTCAATGTATGAATGTTATGATGATAACTTTTATGCTACTAACTATCATATTGACTTGTTTACAGATACTATGATGGACAATTATAATGTTGATATGGACAAAGCAATTAAAGTTGGCTGGCCTATGGAGTACCTAAAAGATAGTTTAATTAGCTACAAAGGTATGGAGAAGCGAGACTTGATCTTGTTTCCACACCGTGTTGCTCCTGAGAAGCAAGTTGAAATCTTTAGAGACTTAGCACAGCGGTTGCCGCAATATGAGTTTGTTGTTTGTCAAGAACAAGAACTTACAAAGAACGAATATCACAACTTGCTAGGTGAAGCTAAGATGGTGTTTAGTGCTAACTTGCAAGAAACACTTGGTATTAGCTGGTATGAAGGAGCATTAGTTGATGCTATTCCTATGATGCCTAATAGACTAAGCTATAGTGAAATGGCACTACCTGAGTTTTTATATCCAAGTGAATGGACTGAAAACTACGATACATACTTGCATCACAGAGACAAAGTAGTTGCACAAATTGTAAACTATATGGAAAACTTTGATGATTTACAAGTGTCTTTGGAAAAGCAACGCACAAAACTAAACAAAGAGTTTTTTAGTGGAGCAGCATTATATGACACAATCAAAAGATAACATCCTTTCTACCTTAATGGACAAACTTGGTAGACGTCGAGTAATTACAGAGCGCGACAGTAACGTGCCGTATCTTGTACGTTACTATTTGTTTTTAAAAGAACGAAAGAACTTTCCGTTTAATCTTACTTTACACAAAGTATTAGTAAGTGACGAGCCTACACTACACGATCATCCGTGGAGTTATGCTACATTTATTATTGCAGGCGGCTACTATGAAAACACTCCTAAAGGGCGGTTTTGGAGAGGCCCAGGACACTTCCGTTATCGTAGTGCTAACGACTTACATTTCTTAGAACTTGATAAAGATTCAAATGGAAATGAGATACCTTGTTGGAGTTTATTCTTTATGGGTAAAAAGGCAGGAGCCTGGGGCTTCTTAAAAAATGGTGTTTGGATACACAACAAAAATTATTTGGCGAGAGGAGCAAAAGACGAATGAGTAGTGACACTATTACTTTGGATTATAATGTAAATCCGTATACTATTTCTACTGTTGATTCCGGCTATGTTACTACATCAAGTATAACTGGACTTAATAGTAATATATGGACTGATGATGTTTCTGCCAAACCTTCGATCAAGTGTGATGGCACTCTTGAAGTACAAGGTAGAGATGTTCTAGCAGAACTTGACGAAATGCGTGATGCACTAATGTTAATCAAGCGTGACGTAGATATGGAAGCTAAGTATCCTAAGCTAAAAGAACTAAAAGACGAGTATGCAAAGCAACTTGCAAAGTATGCTACATTTGACACAATTAAGGAATCAAAATGATTAAAAAACATTATTATAGCTGGACTGATATTGAACGTATGTGTGTAAGCATTGTTAATCAAATGTACGCTGACAACTGGCGTCCTGATTACATTGTAGGTGTTACACGCGGTGGCAATGTACCCGCTACTATTATTAGTAATATGACTGGCATTCGTTGCGAAGCACTTAAAGTAAGTTTGCGTGACGATGACATAGGCCCTGAAAGTAACTTGTGGATGAGCGAAGATGCATTTGGATATGTGAACGAAGACGAACGAGACGTAGCTGGATGTCGTTGGGACAATACAAAGCGAAAGAAAATCCTTATTGTAGACGATATTAACGACACTGGTGCTACATTTAATTGGATCAAAGAAGACTGGCCAAAAAGTTGTTTGCCAATGGAACACGAGGGATGGAATACTGTTTGGAATGATGAAATTGCAAATGTAAGATTTGCTACACTAACTGAAAATTTATCTAGTAACTTTGACGGTGTAAGGTATACTTGTCACGAAGTTAACAAAGCAGAAGAAGACATTTGGTTAGTTTACCCTTGGGAGAATGTAAGTGAGTATTAATACAAACAAAACATTTAACGATTTTACATACAGACCGTTACCAGAAGGCTTAACAATT